AGGACGACATGGGCTTCGAGGTCGTCGAGATCATGTACGACGTCGAGTTCACGGGCGAGGCCCCCAAGCACAACGGCTGGACCTTCCTCGCCACCCTGGACTGGGACGAGAACGCGGGCCTGATCGTACGCACCGCGCCCGGCGTCCACTCCGTCGACCGCGACGGCCTGCGCGAGGGCTGGTGCGACCACTGCCAGAAGAAGCGCATGCGCCGCGAGACCTTCCTCGTCAAGAACGAGGAGACCGGCGAGGAGAAGCAGATCGGCCGCCAGTGCATCAAGGACTTCCTCGGCTGGGATACCGGCATCTCGTGGCCCTCCACCCCCGCCGACGACGACGAGGAGAAGGAGTTCTTCGGCTTCGGCGGAGGCGACCGCGACGTGTCCACCGAGACCGTCCTCGCCTACGCCTGGGCGTGCGTCAAGGCCTTCGGCTTCGTCCGCTCCCAGGACTACCACGCCACCCCCACCGTGACGCTCGTGCGCAACGCCATCAACCCCGGCAAGGCCCGCCGCGACAAGGAGTTCGCCGACGCCATGCGCCCGCTCGCTGCCGAGGCCAAGGGCAAGGCCGCCGAGATCCGCGCGTTCATCCTCTCCGACGACTTCAGCGGCACGTCTGAGTACGTCCTCAACCTGAAGGCCATCGCTGGCGGCAAGCGCGTCTCCTCGCGCAACTTCGGCATCCTCGTGAGCGCTCCGCAGGCCTGGGCCCGCTTCAACGAGCAGACCCTGATCCGTAAGGCGCGCAACGAGAAGCCCTCCGAGTGGATCGGCACCGTGCCCGACAAGGCCAAGGGCATCAAGGGCTCCCGGATCACCTTCACCGGCATGATCGAGTCCATCCGCTACACCGACGGCCTGTACGGCGCGACCACCATCTACCAGGTCCGCGACGAACTGTCCGGCGTCATCGTGAAGTGGTTCGCGTCCAACAACGCCCTCGGCGAGAACACGGGCGTGCGCGTCACCTTCCGTGGCACGGTCAAGGAGCACGACGAGTACAAGGGCATCAAGGCCACCGTCCTCACCCGCTGCACCCTGGTTGAGACCGCCGTGCCGGAGCCCAAGGCCTACGAGATCGACCCGGCCAAGAAGCCGCGCACCCCCCGCAAGAAGGCGGAGACGCCCGCCCCGGCCCCCGTCGAGGAGACCCCGGCCCCCGCGCCCGTCGTCGAGGAGATTGCCCCGGAAATCGCCGAGGAGGCCCCGCAGAACAGCGAGTCGGATTCTGCGGCGGACAACAGCCGCAACGACGGCCGGAATCCGCTGGAGTACTTCGACGGTGGAGCGGTCGGAATCGTCCGGCTCATGGCGGAGAACGCCGAGGAGGAAAGCCGGTTCCGCGCGGTGATGGATTCCAAGTACGCGTGGGTGCGCCTCGGTGACGATGTCGAGCGCATGACCCTGGCCGACTCCTACGACCTGCTCGGCACGGCCTACGCCGAGGGTGCCGACTGGCTGGACAACGACGGCATCGGTGCCGCCCGTTGGGGCGGTCTGCTGCTGGCCGTCGGCCGTGACGCCCCCGCGCCCACCGTCTGACCCCGGGCATGCAAAAGGCCCCCACCGCGTACCGCTGGCCGGTGGGGGCCCTTCGGCATCCATGGGAACACGGCCTGCCCCGGCCGCCGGTCACAGCTTCATAACGTCTTGTAAATCGTTGTGCCGAAAGGGCTTGACAAGGGTTCCCCCCTTCGGAAAGATCAGCCCTCCCAACACACCCGCACGAAGGAGCGCACGACATGAACAACAAGACGATCACCCGCCCGCAGGCCATCGCCCTCCGCAACGCGGAAGAGCTGCCGGAAGAGCTGCTGCGCCCCACGGACGCCCTGCGCGGTCACATGGTCATCAGCGCCCGCACGAACACCGTCGCGTCCCTGGTCCGCCTGGGCCTGGCCGAGGAGATCGAAGGACAGCACGTGCTCACCCGCGCCGGGTACACCGTCCGCGCTATCACCGACCTGCCGGACTACCTGCCCCGACTGGACACCGTCGCGAGCATCGTTGCGGCTGCGGCCGAGGAGGACGCCCTCGCCGCCGAGGAGCAGGCCCGCCCGGATGACGCCACGTACTACCCGAACGAGGAAGGCGCGCGCTCGCTGGCCACGGCGCACCCGATGTACCGGGACGGCCGCCGCGTCTCCGCCATCGTGGAGAACGGCGGGCGTGACCTGTACGTCTTCCTTGGCACCGAGACGATTTACGACGGGGACATGCCCGCTGGCATTGAAGGCAGCGCCGACCTTCTCGCGTTCGTGCGTCAGTACGTGACCGGGTACGTGTGGGCCGCCGAGTACCGCACTCTCTGGAGCTACCGCAACCACGCCGGGCACGTCGTGGGCCCGTACGCCGATGCGGAGTTCCGCCGCACGAACGGCTCCGCCGAGCAGTACTGCCGGGGCATCGTCGACACGGTCGGGGCCGGTGAGGTGATCCGCATCGACCGCACCCCGGAGCACTTCGACACGGTCGGCCGCAACTGGACCGACGTTCACACCGTCGTCCACGCCGTCGGCCGCTTCGCCGAGGAGGCCCAGGAGGCCCAGGAGGCCCCCCAGGAGGCCGCCCCGGCCCCCGTCACCGTCTGGGCGACCACGGAGAGCGGGGAGCGCATCAACTACGCCCACGTGCCCAACGGCGACCCCGCCCGCGTCGCCTGCTTCCTGGCCGACGCCCGCGCCGTTCCCCACTTCCGCAACGTCTCCACCGCCCGCTAGCCAGCACCCGCCCCACACCAGGAGGCCGCGCCGTGCACACGTACGCGCTGCAAGTGCTCTTCCCCCTCCGGCCGGGCAGCACCACACCCCGCCCGCTGGCCAGCGTCCGCAACGTGCGGGCCGCCACCCTGGCCGACGCCGAGACGGCCCTACGTGCCGCCTACGCCGCCCGTGGCGTGGACGTGCTGGCCGTGCGGTCGTTCGGCACCCTCTAGCCCGCCTGGCACCCCCTCGGCCCATGCGGGCCGGGGGAGGGCCCTAGGTCACATCTTTATAAAGACTTGTCCAGCAATCCCGGAAACTGGCTTTACAAGCCGTAACCCCGGGGTACGTTGGCCACACAACAACACACCAACCGCCCCACACCAGGAGGCCCCCAATGCGCACCGCCAACATCCCCGCCCTGTCCCTCCGCCCCGTCGTCGCCGTCGCCGAAGGTGCGCGCCGCTTCAACGCCCGCCACGGCCTCACCACCCGCGACCACTGGGACTACTCCCGCGTTGTGGTCGCCCCGTCGGCCGTCGCCAAGGTCGCGGAGGCGTACAACGCTCTCCCGTTCATCGACAACACCGCCCCGGCCGCGTGGCGTGCCATGGCCCAGGAAGTCGCCCGACAGTTCGAGTTCATGACGGCCCCCGCGTCGCGCGGCGGTCTGGGCATCTCCGTGAGCGTCGAGGACGCCGACCCCTACGACATGAGCGCCCAGGGAACCCGCGCGTTCTTCGACGACGTCGCCGCCGGTCGAATGCGCGTCCTGTCCACCGCCGTTACCGGCTCGCACTTCTTCTTCTCCGACGACGTGAACGACATGTTCCGCGCCGTGCACGACGTCTTCGGCCACGCGGGCACCGGTCGCGGCGTCGACCGCCACGGGGAGGAAGCGGCCTACCGCAAGCACTCCCTGATGTTCTCCCCCCTCGCCCGTAAGGCGCTGGCCACGGAGACGCGCGGCCAGAATCACGCGATGATCGCGGCCGGTGGAGTCTTCCAGGACCAGAAGGTTGCAGTCCTCCCGAAGTGGGCCCGCGACTTCGAAGCGGTCCGCCCGGCCACGCTCGCCGAGTACCGCGCCACGCTCAAGCAGGCCGCCGCCATGCACGCCGCGCAGGGCCTCGCCGAGTAGCACCCGCCCCACATCCCCGGGGGCCGGGGGAACGCTCCGGCCCCCTCCACCACACCGCCCAGGAGGGCAACACCATGAACGCTTACAAGATCAATTCCGGCAACTGGGGATGGCTGAACGCGGCCGAAATCAAGGTGGAGGGCCCGTTCCTGCGCCTGCTCGACGTCACCCGCGACGACCAGCCGTTCTACCCCGAGTGCCTGATCCCCGTCACCGACGCGAAGCTGATCATTCCGCCGTCCGCCTAACCCCCCACCACACACCAACCGCCCCACACCAGGAGGCAACCCCCGTGAGCGTCGACACCCTCGCCCAGCACATCGCCGACACCTTCCCCGGCGTCCGCGTCTCCCTGGAGACCAACGCGGCCGGGTTCGTGATCCTGTCCCGGCTGGTCGTCCCCAAGGGTGAGCGCAACGACGGCACCGGCTCCGCCGTTATGGCCACGCTGGCCGCCTACGCCGACGCGCACGGCCTGCCCCTGGCCACTACGCCCAGCGCCGATTTTGGCGGCAGCGTGGCCCGCCTGCGCCGCTTCTACGGCCGGTTCGGATTCGCGCCCAACAAGGGCCGCACCCGCGACTACGGCACACAGGAAACCATGATCCGCCGCCCGCAGCACTGACCGACCACACCAGCCGCACCGCATCAGGAGGCACCCCGAATGAGCACCGCCCGCCACTCCGTCAAGGCCTACCGCACGCAGCGCGCCCGGTTCGCCGACCCCGCCCGCGTCACCGTCGGCCGTGCTGGCGCAGCCTTCCCCGTCGCCCAGGGTGAGCCCGCCGACCGCCGCCCCAAGGTGGAGACGCCCGCCCCCTCCGCGCGGAGCGTCACCGACTCGCACACGGTCATGGACTGCCCCGTCATGAACCCCCACACCGCCCGCTCCGCGCTCCTGGAGGAGTGGGAGGCCACCGGCACCACGTACCCCTACGTCACGTCCGCGCTCGCGTGGGAGGTCAAGCGGTACGCGCTCGTGTGGGACGTCGACACCCCCGACGTGGCCGACCGGGACGCCGTGCGCGCGTTCGTCGACCTGGCCCGTAAGCGCGTCCCCGGCTCCGGCTTCTGAGCTAACCCCACCAGGGCCCTACGCAGCCCCCCACCGACCCAATACCGGGCCGGTGGGGGGTTTCTCGTGTTTGCCTCCACCACGTGGATACAGGCGCACCCAGACCCCGCCAGCCTCCCCCCGCCACGCACGCCCGTGCGCCACCGCGTGCAGTCCCTCCGTGCACATGGCGACGCGCAGGGAGTGCACCGAGTGTTTGAGGTAGCACCCCCGCCACCCTGGCGGCATCCTGCCCAGCGTGCGCCGTAGAGAGCTGTTCAGCGCCCGCGCGCAGTGTTCAACGTCCGGGAACTCTCCCCACGCCTGCCCGTGCTCTAGCGCGCCCCACGACATGCCGATGCTCACCCCTCCAGCATGCGCCCGCCGCCGACAACAGGCGAGGGATCCGGGGCCGGGGGAAGGCTCCCCACTGCTGGCTACTGCACATGAGACACAGCTACGTCAACCCCTCACACCATGCGACCTCACACCATGCGACCGCACACCCAATGCCGTGAAACTCTCCGGCCCCCTGGTTGTCGAGTTGCTACAGCCGCGCCCCGCTCTCCATATCTCGGGACATATAAACAGGGGCGCAATTCGGGGAATAGGGCAGTGGCCGCACATGAATAACGCTGAATAGGCATGCATAGAAACTGCCTATTGACAGATGCCCGGCCGTGTGCATAGGGCCACGCTGCGCCCCATTGTGACGTACCTCACTCCAGCGGTGAAGGGTGCAGATACTGGTCAGAAGCGCGATGCCTAGGGTGTGCCCCATGTGTCCGAGTTGACAAAGGGCTGTCAAGTGTGCTGGCAAATGAATAAATATGCACCCCCCTACCCTTAAACGCATAAATTCCAGACCTAGGGGGCCCGGACAGCCGCGCAGCGCACCGAATGTAGGAACCGGACAGTGTCACAGTGGCCGGGGGATTCGGGGAATTGGGGAATTGGGGCACGGGGGGAGTGGGAGGATTGACCGACTCAAGGGAGGTCGGCATGGAGATTGAGCACGGTCCGAACGGCGTGACGGACGAGAGCATCGAGAAGCTGCGGAGGTACTACGAGGAGCACGGGGAGCTGCCGCCGGAGTACGAGCAGACGCTGGTCGAGCGGACGGTCGAGACCCCCGGGGATTGACGGATCAGGAGTCCGAGGAGTCCGGGGTGCTGTGGGGTTCGAGGAACAGGCCGTAGGGCGGGCCCTTGAAGGTGTAGTCCGGACCCAGCCTGCGGAGGGTGCTGCGCACCACGACGTCGTAGCCCATGCGGCGGGCGGAGGCCTTCAGCTTCTTGGCTTCGGCGAGCGCAGCGGCTCGGGTAGTACGCCACATCAGGGCGTCGCGCAGGTTCGGCATGATTTGAGAGTAAGCGGAACCAGCGGTTCCTGCCACGCAAGCGAGTGTATGAAAGTGCTTGACATGGGGTCGGGTAGCGCATAGTCTTATCCCGTAATTGAGAACGACGGAAGGGGAGTTGAGATGCCGGGTCTTGAGGGTGTGAAGGTCGGGGACACGCTGCTGCTGCTGACGCGGATGGGAGGCGCCCGCGAGAAGGAGCAGACGCCCGAGGAGGTGACCGTCGTGAAGGTCGGCCGCACGCTGTTGCACATCCCGCTGAGCGAGCGTAGCCCCGAAGGCAAGACGCTGACGTACCGGATCGAGAACGGGATGCGCGCCGACAACTACGGCCACACCCAGGTGATGACCCGCGAGGCGTACGAGGCCGAGAAGTCCCGCGAGTCCCTGGAGGAGGCACTGCGGCGTCACGGTATTGAGGTGTGGCGCGGCGGGCCGAAGCCGATCGCGGTCCTGGAGGCGCTGCTCGACGTGATGGAGCGGGCCGAGCGCGGGGAGATCAAGTGAAGGAGCGCTGGCCATGCCCGTACTACCTGTGTCAGGAACGGCCACTGCTCGTTGGTCCTAAGAAGTCGGTGCTGCGCAAGCACCAGTACGAGGGATTCGGCGAGTGCCCGGGATCGGGCTACGACATCAAGGCGCCTGCGGCGGAGCAGGACAAGCTGCTGGCTGAGCGGGTCCGCGCACTCCTGGAGGGGGAGACGAAGATGAACGACTACGAGATGCTGGTGCAGCGGATCCGGGTGGGGCATCCCGAGGACACGGCGGCCGAGATGATCCGGCTGCTGGACTCGGTCGTCGCGGACACCCGCAGGGACCAGGCCCGGGTGGACGCCGAACTCATGCAGAAGAACGCGGACCGTGCGCCGAAGGCCCCGGCCCCCAAGGGTGGGACGACCAGCCGTGCGGTGTTCACGGAGGCGGCCCGCATGCTGCACCCGGACGTGTTGGGCTGGAGCCTGGAACTGCCGGAGCACCTGCGCGAGGGGGAGAAGTGAACGAGACCGAGGATCACCGGATCGTCGAGGCGGGCGACGTCACCCCCCGAGTTATGGAATACGTCCAGGACATCATTACGGGCTACTTCCCCACAGGAACCATCGACTGGGAGGAGGTCTGGCAGCGACTGGAGCGCCGGACCGTGGACGGCGATCGAAACATCGTTATGACGCGGGACGCGAACTCCTCGGCTGTCCATAAGATCCAGCGCCAGATCCGGAAGTGGAGGGCGCAGGGATGAGCGCCCCGAAGTGGTACCGCGACGAGGAGGCCGGGGTCTCGCGCGCGTTCGAGAGCTACGAGTCCTTCTTCAAGGGTTCGGCGGAGGCGCGGAGCGCCGGGTCGTGACCTCTCATGCTGACGAACACCCGGAACCCGAGGAAGGCTGCCGGGAGTGCGCCCACACTTCCCGGCCCCGGCCGGGCCCGGCCCCGACCATCGATGAGCTGCTCAGCCGGGCCCGCCTGAACTTCGGCTACACGCCGCAGGACATCGTGGACTCGCGACGGCGAATCGAGGGGGAACTCGCCGGCGAATATCAGGCATTTGAAAATCCGGGGCGGACTACGGAGCCCGAGTTGGCCGAGCTGCTGGCGGTCGAGGGTCCGGAGCCGCGTCAGTTGCGCCGCATCGCCGAGCTGGTGGAGGTCCTGCACGGCGACGACGTGGCGCGCGTCTGGTGGGCCAAAGCCGCTGCGGCCGGTGACCAGGACGCGATTGACTACATGCACGTGATGAACGAGGAAGACGAGGAAGACGACTGATGAGCGCTGTGGAGTCCACCGTCCGGGATCACTCGAACTGGCAGATCTCGCTGGACGTGACGGGAGCGCCGGACACGTCGAACCCGGAGGTTCCCAGCCTCGGGACGGTGCGCCCGACTGCTATGGGCGTGGGCCTGTTCCCGCACACGGAGACGGGCGTGTGGGAGGTGTCGTCTGTAGGTGTGGTAGGCCCCAAGGTCCGGGACGGACAGGTTGCCACGAAGCGGGACTACACCGTCACCTTCATGGAGCCGCTGGGGCCGGACAGCGTGGCGCCGGAGTGGGTGCGCGAGATCGCCAAGGAGTGGACCGACCGCGCCAACGGGGGCGCGGAGAAGCCGGTGTCCTCGGTAGAGATCAGCCGGAGGGTCCGACGTAGCGCGCAGCGGGCCTCCTTCGACATGTCGCTGAACGTGCTGCTGATCCGCGAGAACCTGGACGGCACCGAGTGGGCCATCGAGCGCCTGCGGGAGTCCGCCGCTGCGGCGGCCAAGGCGGCGGAGGCCACGCCTAAGCAGGGCTTCGAGGACATCGAGCGGACCCTTCGGCTGGTCGCCGAGAACCTGGAGAAGGACCTCGACAAGCGCGCGGCCGAGCTGGCCACGAGGGAGAACTGACATGTGGAAGCTGCGTTACTGGGAGCCAGAGCAGCCACGCCCCACGGTGATCGAGGTTTACGACGACCGGGGCATTGGTGCTGACCTTCAGCACGCCATCGACAATCAGGGATGCACTCGGGTTGAGGCGGTCCGCAGGGGGCATCCAGCGGAGCCCAAGAAGAAGCCCCCCATCAAGGCGCAGTCGATCGAGTGGCGCCAGGAGGCGCACCCCAAGGGGGAACTGTGGGTCGGCTACATCGGCGACCGGAAGGTGGCTGACGTCTTCAGGTACACATACGAGAGTTCAGCCATGGACTCGTGCAACTACTCCCTGTTCCTCGGTGGGGGAGACGACGAGCGGTTCCTCACGTGCTCCAGCATCGAGTCAGGGAAGCGGTCGGCGCAGCGTGCGCTGAACAAGGTGGTGCAGGCACTAGTAGGAGGGGTATGACGTGTCGAAGTACGTAGTCAAGTACCAGCACCCCCTGAAGCCGGGGCAGCAGCGGGCGCAGTCGTCCCAGATCGAGGTCGAGGCTCCGGAGCAGGTGGCGCAGACCGTGGAGTCCCTGCTGAGCGACGACGTCACCTCAAGGATCACGATCACGCGAACTGAGTAGCTACGTAGCGCTGTCGTAGGCCCCTTCCTGGGAGACCGGGTGGGGGCCTTCTTCATGCTTGGAAAGTCAGTTGGCGATATGGCTTGACGAGACGTAGTGGCGCCGGATAGATTCCTCTTACTGCTTCGGAAGCAGTAACGCAGAAGGAGGAACCATGGCTCAGCAGCGCGCACCGTACAGGGTCGGCGACCGTGTCTCGATCATGTACAACCACTCCCTGGCCCCGGGGATCATCCGCTCGGTCACGCAGGGGTCGTCCGGCGCCTGGCGTGGGGACGTGCTCACCGAGGATGGCCTCCTGGAGAACCGCTCCCTGCACCGGGACTACGTCATCAAGGCCTCGGGCCTGCTGGACGGTACCCGCGACGGCTGGGGCCCGGTCTGGGAGCGACTGGAGAAGGCGGACATCTGATGTACGAGAACAGCGCCGACCGGTGGGTGCAGGACGAAGGCCCGCTGGAACTGGGTGAGCTGGGCGCCGGTATCGGTATCGACCCGAGCCTGTGCGGGGATGGCTTCCCGCGCGAGGAGTGCCCCAACGGCGAGAAGTGCGCCGACCGCAGCTAGCAGGAAACCCCGGTGGCCGTCCGCAGGTCTAGTGCGGGCGGCCACCGGGGCCCGGCCCAACGTTACAAGGAGCAGCCGTGAACACGCCGATCGAAGAGGACCCGAGGTTCGAGCGCCTGCCGAAGTGGGTGAAGGACCGACTTCGTGCGAGGGGTGAGCGGATCATCCGGCTGGAGCAGGAGCTGGCCTCCGTGCGGGCCTTGCTCAACAACGACGTCGCGGAGAACGCCCCCGTCGTCATCGACCCGCACAGCGTGAACCGGCGCCGCCTCGCGGTCGACCAGTGGACGCCGATCGAGTTCCGGTACAAGCCGGAGCGCCACCCGGACTGGTGGTCGTACTTCCACGTGACGCTGCAAGAGGACAACCGGCTGACGGTCCACGGCAGCAGCAGCCTGCTTCTCCACCCGAAGTCCGGCAACAGCATCGAGATCTCCCTGAACGACCGATGAGGCGGGAGCGCCGCTGAGACACCTGAGCAAGTTCGAGCAACGAGTACTGGACCGGTACCGGGAGCTGTCCCGGACGGAGCACAAGAAGAGGAGATGGCCGAGATGGCCTTGGTCAAGAGCATCGAGTTCCGAGACGACGGGTCGCCCGAGGCGGTGACGCTCCGGCTGTCGGCTGACGAGGCCGCGTTGGTGGCGTTGCTCACCGGTCGGCAGAACTCGGTCCAGGCGGAGGAGCTGCTGCCTCATGGCGGGGCGGTCGCCAGCAGCGCGCTGTACGACGCGACGGCGCAGTACGTGTTCGGTCCGTTCTGGGACAACGGCGTCTCGGACTATCTCGACGAGCGTGAACGGCTTCATACCTAGTCGGGTATGCGGGTGCCCAGCGGGGTGCATCCCACTGGGCACCTGTCCCACCTACGAGAGGTATCGACTCTCCATGGGACTCCCGAATCGTATCCAGAGCTGGCGAGCAAGACGTGCGAGTAACCGTGAGACGGGGGCTGTCTCACCCTCGTCTCACCCGCTCACGGGCCTGCACGCGACCGGTCTGGTCATCGGGTTCACCACGATCCTGGTGGCGCTGGCGTTCGTGGCGCTGGTCGGTATGAGGGTGAGCTGGGTGCCCCTTCGAGACACCGCCGATGGGATCGGCCTGCACGAGGTGCGGCAGTTCTACCCTCTGGTCATCGACGGTCTCGACGGCCTGGGGGTGGTGGCCTCGCTGGCGTTGGTCGGCTCCCCGGGATACCGGTGGGCGATCGGCACGGTGGTCGGTCTCACCGCTGTCTCACTCGTCCTCAACGTCGCTCACGGCTCCGCGTACGCCAGGGTGACCGGGCAGTCAGCGGCGACGACGTGGGGGCACGTGATCCTCGCGTCGGCCGCCCCGACCATCTGCATCGCGCTCGGTACGCACCTGGCCGCGCTCACCTTCCACCGGCTGGCGGGAGTGCTGAGACAGCGGCGAGACAGCAGCGAGGTCACCCTGGTCACGGCCAGGGAGCTGGCCAAGATCCTTGAGGTGAGTCCGAGCACGATCACCACATGGGTCGACAGGGGCAAACTCACCCCTGTCTCGAAGGACGACAGCGGACGCAACCTGTTCAACCCCGCGTCTCTGTGACGTCTCGGTGGGGCTCGGAACGCCGGGCCCCACCGCTCCCCAAGGAGGACCAGTGAGCATCCGTTCCCTGCTGGAACACGTCGGCATCGACGTCGGCGACGTCATCTTCATCAACGGCGTCGCCCTGGACGAAGAGCCGGAGACCGACGCCCCCGAATTCGACTGCTCCTGAAAGGCATCCCGTGAAGAACCTCGACCAGAACCACGCCCCGTGCCCGAGGCCGTCGAAGGCCGACCTGTGGTTCCAGTCCCTCGGGCGCGTCATCTTCCGCGTCCTGTGCGTCGCCGCCGGGCTCTACATCGCGGCCCACCTCATCAACGGCTGACCAACACCACACGAAACGAGAACGCCATGCTCAACTTCACCGAGATCATCGACTCCGTTCCCTCCCTCGACGACGCGCTTCATACCCCGGAGGCCGAGACCCCCAAGCCCAAGCCCGCCACCGTCGAGATCTCCCTGGACGAGGCGAAGGAACTGCTGGGCCGCGCAGTGAAGGAGCGCGGGGAGGATTACGTCTACGCGCCTCCCCTGGACCCGGAGACGGGCGCCAATCCGTGCGTCTACTTCAGCCCGGCCGACAAGGCGCCGTCCTGCATGGTCGGCTACGTGCTGTCCTACAAGGGCGTGACGTACGAGGACCTGGCGGCCACGGACAGCACCATCACGGAGGTCCAGAGCCTGGTCGAGGAGGGGCATCTCAGGGTCGACAACGAGACGCTCGCCTTGCTCACCGTGGCTCAGGTCGAGCAGGACCAGGGACAGACGTGGGGAAGGGCGCTGGAGGAGGCGCTGGCGACGTATGAGGAGTCCGCCGAGGCCATGGAGACCGACGGCCGCGACGACCCGTCTGAGGACTACTGGTTCTGATGACGACGCCGAACATTCTGCTGAGCGGGGTCGTGGGCTCGACTGCCTTCGGCCTGGCCCGGCCCGGGTCGGACATCGACCGGCTGGGCATCTTCATCCGTCCGACTCCGGAGTTCTTCCGTATTGGTGCCAAGCACCAGGACTCGCTCGTGTCCACGGCTCCGGACGTCACCCTGCACGAGGTCGGCAAGTACGTGAACCTCGCGCTGAAGTGCAACCCGACGGTCATTGATCTGATGTACCTGGAGGAGTACGAGCAGCAGTCCTGGGAGGGGGAGTGGCTCCTCGACATCCGGGAGGATTTCCTCTCTGAGCCCTACGTGCGCTCGGCGTACGGCGGGTACGCCATGGGTCAGATCAAGCGCATCAAGCAGGAGCTGGCCAACGACGGCCGACAGAAGCGTGTGGCGAAGCACGCCCGGCACTGCTTCCGTCTGCTGCGGCAGGGCCAGCAGTTGCTCGACTTCGGCACGCTGACGGTGAAGGTGCCGGACCCGGAGTTCTACTGGGCGTTCGACGAGATGACCGCCGAGCAGATCGAGAAGGAGTTCTGGAAGGCTTTCGACACCTTCAACGACCGCGTCGGGATCCTTCCAGCGCAGCCTCGGACGGACCGGCTCCAGGACTTCATCAACTACGTGCGGCGGCTGTAGCGGCCTGACCTGCGAAGACCCCCTTCGGGACACCCTCCCGGCGGGGGTCTTCGTGTTGTGTGATGCGCGCCATAGTGTTGCTTGTAAATCGCTTGAGCGAAACCGCTTGCGATTACGTCTTCCTCGTTATAGGTTCTTGGTTATTGGAAGGCGCCCCACCCGGCGCTAGAGCAACACCTGCTAGGAGCCGCAACATGAGCACCGCCACCACCGACGAGCAGCGCCGCCTCTACATCCGCGAGTTCCTGAACAACCAGGGCCACCACGGCCTCGGCGCGGTGCTCGCGGAGATCAACGACGGCGACGCCAGCGACGACTACCTGGACTTCGGCGCCACGCTCCAGATACAGGACTGCTCCCGCAGCGTGACTCTCGACTTCGGTGTCTACGGCCAGACGAACACCGAGGAAGACCGCGACCAGCTCCGCAAGGACCTGGAGAACGCCCGCGCGAAGGCCGACCGCCTCAAGGGCGCCGTCTACCTCTTCATCGAGAAGTTGGACGAGGCCCTGAGCGACGTCGAGACCGACCTCGACCAGCGGGACCGCAAGGCCAAGAAGAACAAGAAGAACAAGAAGGCCAAGAAGGCCGCGAAGAAGGGCTGAACATGACCGCCACGGACGACCGCCCCACCATGTACCTCGGCCACCTCGTCATCCCCCGCGAGAGCGCCGCCCAGGACTGGCTCAAGCGCCAGGGAGAGCAGCGCGAGGCCGCCGTCGAGATCGTCGCCCTTGAGGCGAAGAAGTGGTTCGGACTGAACCTGCCGGACAGCGCCTACGAGAACTTCGCCCAGCGCGTCGTGGCCGCCATCGACCAGCGCATCTGACCACCACCACCGAGGAGCGCACACATGGTGCACCTGTACGACGTCCTTCCGGAGAAGGCCCTGCTCGACAACATCACCAAGGGCTACGTCCGCCACCAGACCCACCCCGACGGCAGCCGGGCCATCTTCAACTACACGAACAAGGCGCAGTTCGACAACGAGTGGAACGAGGTCACCAAGAAGACCCGGGGTCTGATCATCGACACGACCACCGAGAAGGTCGTGGCCCGGCCGTTCGAGAAGTTCTTCAACTGGTCGCAGATCCCCGCCGACCAGCAGGCGCGACTGATCAACGAGCCGGTCAAGACGTACGTGAAGTGGGACGGCTCCTTGGGCGTCGGCTACCTGCTTCATACCGGGGAGTTCCGCATCGCCACGCGGGGCTCCTTCACCAGCCCGCAGGCGCAGCACGCGAACAAGATCCTGGAGACGCGCTACCCGACGTTCGAGCCGATCCTGGGTCTGACGTACCTCTTCGAGATCGTCTTCCCGTCCAACCGGATCGTCGTCGACTACAAGGGCCTGGACGACCTGGTCCTGCTCGCGGTGGTCGACACCCAGACCGGTCGCTCGCTGCCGTGGGGGCCCTACGACTGGCCGGGGCCGGTCAACCAGCCGGTCGGCTTCGAGTCCCTCTCCGAGGTGCTGGCGGCGCCGCAGGAGGAGAACCAGGAGGGCTTCGTCGTCCACTTCCCCGGCCACGACCTGCGGGTGAAGTTCAAGTTCGACGAGTACGTGCGGCTGCACCGCATCCTGACGAACACCTCGACGCTCACCCTGTGGGAGGCGCTGGTCGAGGGCGACGGGATCGAGGCGATCATCGACAGCGTCCCGGACGAGTTCTACGACTGGGTCCGCGCGAAGGGCAGCGCCTTGCAGGCGGCCTACACCGACACCCTGGTGGAGGCACGCGAGGAGTTCGACTGGATCCTGCGCCGCCTGGTGAGGCCGGAGGACGACGCGCAGAAGCGCCGCAAGGAGTTCGCCCTCCTGGCCTGCGAGAGCCCCTACAGGGACATCCTGTTCGGCCTGTACGGCGGCCAGGACATCACCTCGCGGGTGTGGAAGCGGGTCAAGCCCGCCTACGAGGTCCCGTTCGCGTCGGTCCCGGAGGCGGCTGCCTGATGGAGCCCGACGACTTCGGCGGGTGGTTCGAGCGGGCCGAGCTGGTGGGCGGGGAGGAGATCCTCGCCCACCCCCGCAAGGACTGCATCGGCCGCCACTGCTGCGTTCACAACCCCTCCGCCCACTCCATGGCCGCCTTCCCCCAGCACTTCCGCATGGACCGGGCGCTGATGGAGCGGACCTGTCCCCACGGCGTGGGTCACCCCGACCCGGACGACCTCGCCTACAAGCGCCTGATCCAGGGCGAGGACTACCACCCCTACGAGGGCCTGCACGGCTGCGACGGGTGCTGCCAGTGAGCACCTACAAGTGCAGGTGCTGCGGCCCGAAGAACAAGGAGAAGCCCGTGACGATGCTGACGCTGACCATGACCAAGGGACTGCCCGGCTCCGGCAAGAGCACCGAGGCGAAGCGGATCGTGGCCAAGGCCCAGCCCGGCACGCTGGTCCGGATCAACAAGGACGACCTGCGCACGATGCTGCACGACAGCGTCTGGCACGGGAAGAACGAACGCCGGGTCGTGCGGGCCCGCAACGCCCTCGTCGAGGCGTTCCTGGGCGACGGCGTGAGCGTCATCGTGGACGACACCAACCTCAACCCCAACCACGAGAAGGAACTGCGGCGGCTGGCCGCGTACCACGGTGCGGAGTTCAAGGTCTCCGACCACACGGCCGTGCCGCTTCATACCTGCATCAAGCGTGACCTCCAGCGGGATCGGAGCGTCGGCGAGAAGGTCATCCGGGACATGTACAACCAGTACCTGGCCCCGAAGCCTGCCGAGGCGCCCCCGTACGACCCGGCGAAGCCGAACATGGTCCTGGTCGACATCGACGGCACGCTGGCGCGGATGGTCGGCCGCAGCCCGTTCGAGTGGGACCGGGTCGGCGAGGACGAGCCGATCAGCGAGGTCATCGACCTGGTGAACACCCTGCGGGACAGCGGCGCGGAGATCGTGTTCCTGTCCGGCCGTGACGGCTGCTGCTACGACCAGACGCGGGCCTGGCTGGAACTGCACGTGGGCAAGTGGACGCGGGAGGCGTACCTGCACATGCGGGCGCCAGACGACATGCGCAAGGACTCGGTCGTCAAGGAGGAGATCTACCGGGCGAAGATCGAGCCGTTCTACAACGTGTGGTTCGTCCTCGACGACCGTGACCAGGTCGTGGAGATGTGGCGCCTGCTCGGTCTGCGGTGCCTTCAGGTGGCTCCTGGAGCCTTCTGACCGCAGTTCACTATCTGAAATCTGAGGTATTGACTCCTGACCCCGCTACGGCATCCCGTGGCGGGGTCAAGTCGTACCTGATGGTAGCTTGACAAGATGTCGACACGGTCTTCCCGCTTGGCCGAAATTACTCTGTGATCTAGGTCACCACACTGAACGTTCACACATACCGAACCGTACGTGCTTAGTGCAGGTAACCTGCGGTAACACAATGAGTTGTACTAGCAGAGGCAAAGAAACGCCCAAGAAACGCCGTTGAATAGTAAAGCAACACCGTTTCCGAAGTTGTGCGAACTCTGGTTCCTGTGTGTTACCGGTGCTACCTTTCAACAACTGGTTGACCCGCGATCACACGGCCAGCGTCCCCACGCGACCTGCCTGTTAGGCAGTTCGAACGCCTCCATCCGTGATCTTTGCCACCCAGGTACGAGCTGATCACACACGCGAACCCTCATCCACGCGTGTGTCCGGGTAGGAGGGGCACGTAACGAACATGAACACCACTAGGCGCGACGGTGCGGACGACACAGGGGAACAGGATGTCCGCGAACTGCGCCGCCTATTCGGAAGGAGCCTGGACGACACCCCCACGCGTCCAGAACCCGACTACCTTCCGTTCGTCCGCGACAAGGAAGACGTTCCTCACGAGGATGCCCTCCCGGACTTCTACGGCCTTGACAACGCTTCCGAGGAAGACGACGAAGTAACCGAGGAACTGCTCCAGATGGTCGAGGACGGGGAGCTGTGCTTCGGCTGGCTCGAAGACCGCCAGGAGTTCGGCTTCTGGTTCCCCGAGGAAGAGCCTGCGGACCTTCCCCTGGAGATACCTGACGCCCCGCCGGAGCCGGTGAAGGGTTCCCGGCGCCGCCCCAAGCGTCCCCTGTTCAAGCGGGCCTTCCTGGCCCTGGCCGCGACCGTGGCGGCCCCCTTCGCCATAGGTCTGTGCTCCTATGCGGCCGAAGAGGGCGAGCACCACGCCCATCACCCGGTGGACCGACCCGACCTCATCTCCGATGACGTGGATACCGACGACGTCCGCGAGATGTCCGACCGCCCCGCCGTCCCGCTGGACCATCCGGCCGCGTCGACCTACACGCAGGAGACCCGCGCGAAGGGCAAGCACGCCAAGACGACCACCAAGCCGGAGAAGGCCACCACCACAGCGCCCACGGGCAAGCACCGCAAGGTGACTGCCACCCCTTCGCCGTCCGCCGCGCCCTCCAAGGCTCCGGCGCATACGGTGAAAGTGCCCGCTGCGGCGCCCAGCCCGTCGGCAACGGCAACGAACCACCCCGGAGCAGTCGGCACCGTGATCAACGGCGTCCTGGGACCGGTCGTCAGCCTCCTTGGAGGTTGATGCTTCCTGAATCCGGCTTGTCGAGCGTCACAGTGCATCCGCTTGACAGAAGCCGTAGTCAGGTAGCAGTATTGCGACCGTTGGCAGGTTGCTGCGCGGCGCAACCGGAGGTGGCGTTGTTAAGGAGTGAGTTATGGCAGACGTAGTGATGAAGAAGTGCGATTTCAAGGTCTCGCGCAACCGCGCCAAGACCCCGTGCGGGCAGGATGTGCCGAACAACGAGGCCACCCCCGTCACGGTGGGGACCACGCGCTTCCTCATGGACCTCTGCCAGGAGCACATCGACAAGATGCACGCCGCCCTGGAACCGTTCACGTCTGTCGCGCATGAAGCTCAGAAGCGCACCGGAACCCAGGTACGGAAGGCGATCCGGGGCAAGCGGGGCGCCTTCACCACGGCCGACGTGCGGAAGTGGTTGCAGGAGCAGGGCCGGGAGGTGTCCCACACGGGGCGTCTGCCCGAGGACCTGATCCGCGAGTACGAGGACGCGCACAAGTAGAGCTGACTGTCGTTCCGAAGGGGTCGAGGGAGAACATCCCCCGGCCCCTTCCGCTATGTCCGGACAGTGTCCTACCCCCCGCCTCGCACGAGGCATTCAGGCAGTGGCCGGAAGCGATTACAAACCCGTAGTCGTGATCCGCTTCAATGGATGCATGAACACGATGAGCGAGCGACGGCCGGGCCAGGGGAACCACCTCCCCTCCGCCAGCATGCCCGCGCTCATCCCGGCCTTGCAGGCGTTCTGCCTCGGCCGTTTCCCGTTCCCCGCCTGACCGGGCTGCCGTCGCCGTGACGCGACCGCGTAAGACCCGGCGGGGAACTCTTCCCGCCCAATGCAAGCTAATTCAGTTTGTGGCTTGACAACGGGTATCCCTGATACGGTAGTGTCGAAGACATCAACTTCTGGACGTAGCGCAGCCCGGTAGCGCGCCTGATTTGGGATCAGGAGATCGCAGGTTCAAATCCTGCCGTCCAGACTTCACGGCCCTTTGGCAGAGGCAGTTAATGCGCCCGCCTGAAAAGCGGGAGATTCTGGTGCGATTCCAGAGGGGGCCACTTTGTCCAGACGCTGAGCCCTGTTCCTGGACAAATCCTGAACTCAACCCTGAACAGGGGCGGGAGACCGAATCTTTTGGGGCGAATCCGCAGAGCTATTTGTGGTAGGGAAAGGCACTTACCCGAGCCCGTCACCTAATCTCGTAAGCGTGCGGAGTGCTGTCATGAATAAGAGGATCGCTGGACTTCTGCTCGCTGCGGCCCTGGCATTTTCCCCGCTCGCTACATCAAGCGCGCAGGCGAATACGCCGGTCGCATCCACGAAGATCGCCGTACCGGTCGCCGTAAAGTCCACCACTACGGTGTCGTCCGGAACGAAGATCGTGAAGCAGGGCGCCAAGTACAAGGGAGTCCGGTACGTGTGGGGAGGATCCTCGCCGTCCAGGGGGTTCGACTGCTCGGGCCTGACCCAGTACACCCTGAAGAAGCTGGGGAAGAGTATTCCCCGGGTCGCGAACGACCAGTACAGGCACAGCCTGCACGTCAAGAGCCCCCGGGCCGGGGACCTCGTCTTCGCCCACGACTCGCGCGGCTACGTCTACCACGTCGGTATATACGTCAATTCCCACACCTGGCTGGAAAGCGAGCGGCCGGGCAGGGGTGTCAACTACTACAAGCCCTGGACGAAGTCCGTTTACTACGGCCGCTACACCGTGAAGTAGGCTTCACGTAGGAAAGGCCGGAGGGCCTGAAAACCCTCCGGCGCAAGGCCGAGTGGTGAAAAGGCAGCCACGCCGTCCTCAAAAGACGGTGCTCGTAAGAGCGTGTGGGTTCGAGTCCCACCTTGGCTACGGTCTGGGGTCAGTTACCTGTCTGGGCGTGGAGTCCAGTAGGGTCAGTGCAAACACTGATGCATTCCTCGATAGCTCAATCGGCAGAGCAGCGGACTGTTAATCCGCTGGTTCCTGGTTCGAATCCAGGTCGGGGAGCGAGGGAAGGGCCGACGGACAAGGCTTAGGCCGGTGAGATTCCGGGTGGGTGGCGCGTGGTCGAGACCTTCTCATGGTGAGTGTGGCGAAATGGTAGCCGCGCCGGGCTGTGACCCCGGTGTTCCGAAAGGAGCGTGCGGGTTCAACCCCCGTCATTCACCCTCATTGCCCGACTGGGTCACCACCCAGACGAGCAAGGCCGCGAACGGCACTACCCCCGCCAGCGCGTGCCAACGAGCAGACAGTAGCCCCAGCAGAGCCGTGCTACCCCACGCCAGGTATTTGGCGCGGAGGACAGTGTCCTCAACCTCAGCCACGGACTCTTCCTGGGGCTCTGTCATCTCCAGGGCCCGCTCGACGTGAGCGCCCATGTGCCGCTGGCGGTCCACCACGACGTCGACCTCGGTGTCCGCAACACCCCAGTCGTTGCACGTCTCACAGAACCAGAACATGACCCACCCCAGGCTTCAGCCCCGGCTCACGAACAGTGGCCGGGGTCTTCTTTGTTATCGCTTTGGAAGGGTTCCAGTCTAGGTGTCCATGCCGGTTGACCTGGTAGGACGTCAGCGACGGAGGCGCCTGACTCCTGTGGTGAAGTCTTCTCACTTCCGAAGTGAAGTATTGCTAGGAAGCGATAACCCTGATACCGTACTCGGAGTCGGGCCGGGAACGGTCCGGCGGCCACCATCTCCTCCGAGAGGAACACCCCTTGAGCACGCTCGCTGAGTACATCGAGGTCGACTGGGTCCGCGAGATCCTGATGGACCCCAACGTCGGCCACCAGGCCGCCTCCGACGACCTCAACTTCAACGGTGTGGAGACCTCCGAGACCGCCGTCCGGCGCTGGCGCAAGGCCAACGGCTACAAGCGCAACATCCTGGTCGAGCCGGGCAAGGAGAAGGGGCTTCATACCCTGCCCGAGGAGGGCACGGCCGAGGCAGTGGCCGAGAACGAGGAGCAGATCGAGCGGATACAGGCCCTGGAGGCTGACAACCGCCGACTGTTCCAGCAGTTCAAGAAGGCGAAGGCGCGCGGCGACGAGTACATCGAGGCCGTCTACCGTGCCGCCAGCGACGCCGCGCAGTACGTCGGAGTGACCCCCGTCGAGCCTCCAGCGCGTGACCGCCGTACCAAGCCGTCCGAGGTCGCCCTGTGGCACCTCACGGACTGGCAGGGCGGCAAGAAGACCGAGACGTACGACCGCACCATCATGCGGACCCGCATCATGCGCTACGTCGAGAAGGCCAACGAGATCACCGACATCCAGCGCGCCGACCACCCGGTCAAGCACGGCGTCCTGCTGTTCACCGGAGACATGGTCGAAGGCGTCTCGATCTTCCCCGGGCAGGTGTGGGAACTCGACGGCACCCTCTACGAGCAGATGTTCGACGTCGCCGACCTGATGATCTGGACGATCAAGCAGGCGCTTCATACCTACGAGACGGTCGAGGTCGTCGCCGAGTACGGCAACCACGGACGTCTCGGCCGCAAGGGCGACGGCATCAAGGCCTCCGACAACGTCGACCGCATGGTCTACAACATCGTGCGCCAGCGCCTCGCCGACGAGGACCGGCTGACCCGCTTCCAGACGGACGGCGGCTGGTACCAGAACTTCACCATCGGCAACTACAAGGCCATGGCCATCCACGGCGACGAGATCAAGTCCTTCGGCGGCAACATCCCCGCCTACGGCATCCTCCGCAAGGCCAACCAGTGGGCCTCCGGCGTCCTCCCGGCCTTCCGCGACCTCTACATCGGCCACTACCACCAGTCGATGCAACTCCAGTTGGCCAACGGCGGCTCCGTCTTCATGACCGGCAGCCCCGAGAGCGACAACATCTACGCCCACGAGTTCGTCGCGGCCACGGGAGACCCCTCCCAGCGCCTGCACTTCATCAACCCCGAGAAGGGACGAGTCACCAGTGAGTACCGCGTCTGGCTCTGACACCACCAAGACCTTGGAGAACCCCTTGAGCGTCCTCACCGAGACCGCGTCCGAGCACGAGGCGTCCTACCGCTACATCCAGGACGACGACGGCGAGTACTTCGTCGCGATCAAGGACGTCGTCGGCACCCTCCTCGAACTCGCCGACAAGTTGGAGGGCCTCGGAGGCATCCAGGAGATCATCGGCAACGCCTTCACCCAGGTCGCCGTCCAGTTGGCCGACCCCTTCATGGACCTCGACCAGCCCGGCGCGCTTCATATCTTGCCCGGAGGGGCTGCCGGTGCGAACGCCTAGGGACAACCACCTGTGGAAGGTCCGGGTGCTGATCCACAAGGACGGCACCTGGACCGCCAAGACCTTCTTCTACGCCCGCCAGGTCTTCGCCGACCGCTGGCTGGAGCGCGCCCAGAACAACGACAGCCTGCACATCGACTTCTACGGCAAATACACCCTGGAGGAAGACAGTGTCGCGTAAGACGACAACCACGACCGTGGTCCACAGCGAGAAGGACGCGGACGGCAACTGGAGCGAGTTCTCCAAGACCATCACCACCGTGGTCGAGCGGGACGACGAGGGATACCCCTACGGCCCCGTACCGCTCCCCAAGGGCCTCAGCCCCTACGGCTACGGCCCCTACTTCTCCTGGGACTACCTGGGACGCCGCAGCAAGCCCACGGACCAGGAGGACGGCCAGAATGGCTAAGGGAACCCCGCCGCCCATCGGCACCATCGGCGTCACCGCGACCGGTGGCATCCTCGGCTGGGGCATCCGGCTGCTGACCTTCTCTCGGTACAACCACGCCTTCATCGTCGGCCCGGCCGGTCTCCTCGTCGAGGCACAGCCGGGCGGCGCCCGCCTCGGCCACATCTCGATGTACCCGAACGCGAAGTACAACTCCGACGTCATCATCCCCGACGAGACCCGCCTCGCCATCTGGGAGACCGCCCTCGGCTTCGCCCAGGCCAACAACGGCAGGGGCATCGGCTACAACTGGCTCGACGACATCGCGCTCGGGCTCCGCTTCTTCGGCTTCTGGAGCGACTGGGTAGCCGAACGCATCTCCCGAACGGACCGGCTCCAGTGCGCGCAACTGTGCGACCTGGCCTACAGCCGCAACGGGATCCACCTCTTCGAGGACGGACGCCTCCCGCTGGCCGTCGACCCCGGCGACATCGCCGAAACCTTCTAGGAGACCCCTTGAGCAGCATCCCGAAGACCCTGCTTCATACCTCCACCCACCGCCCCATGCGGGCGCTGGGACAGTGGCACCGCGCCGTGGGGGAGAAGCCCTTCATCGAGCGCGACGAGGCCGGACGAGACGACCTGATCGCCCTGCGGTCCACCCTCATCGCCGAGGAGGTCCAGGAGGCCCTGGAGGCCCTGCTGAACTACCGCAAGGCCCAGATCATGGACGACTTCATCGAGTCGTCGCCCACGAGCCACTTCCTGCCCGGCCGGGGAGAGTCGGCACCCGAGGGACCGCGCTGGTACGAGGCCCTGGCCAAGGAACTCGCCGACGTGCTGTACGTCGTCTACGGCACCGCCGACCTCCTGGAGATCCCCCTGGAGGCCGTCTTCGCCGAAGTGCATCGCTCGAACATGAGCAAGGTGGTCGACGGCAAGGTCATCCGGCGCGAGGACGGCAAGGTCCTCAAGCCCGCCACCTACCGTGAGGCCGACGTCCACGGAGCCCTCACCGGAGAGTGGCTGTGAAGCGCCTGCGACGGGCTGCTGGAGCCTTCTTCGAGGGACTGATCCGCCTCCTCCTCGCGGCGCTCGAAGCCCTCGCCTCGCCCTTCACCTGGCTGTAGGTACGACGAAGCCCCCGACTCCCAACGGAGCCGGGGGCTTCTGGCTTGTCAGGCGCTGAACGCGCCGGACTTCACGGCCTCAAGGAACGTCGTCCACCCGGCCGGGGTGAAGACGTGCGTGCCGACCTCGCGGTCCTTGGTGTCACGTACCGCGCCAGCTCCTCCAGGGGTAACGGCGAACTCGACGCAGCTCCCCTCGCCGTTGCTGTAGCTGGACGTGAACCAGTGCAGCTCGCCGCTCGTCTCGTTCATTTTCCGAACCTCTCTGCTGTTTCCTTCAACCAAGCGACGGAGCTATCCGGTCGCGTTGAAGCCGCCACGAGCTGCTGAAAGATCTCCTCGTGGCGACTTACATCTGTGGTCTTGTCCATGTACACCGCGCTCGTCAACTGCTCGGAGTAGACCAGCGATCCTGGGACGTCGTCGAACGACAGGATCGAGAACGAGTAGCCCATACTCGCGTGTGCCCCGGCCTCAAAAGGCAGAATCTGGACAGTGACACTTGGGTTCGATTCCACCACGTCAGCGAGGTGGTGCAACTGCTCGCGCATCACGTCGCGGGAGGCGATCACCCGGTGTATCACTGCCTCGTTGAGGACCACCCACACTTTCGGGGGAACATCCCGGGTGAGGATTTCCTGCCGCTGGAGCCGTGCACTTGCACGGCGGTCGATTTCATCGGCCGACGGGGCCTGAGACATGGAGCGGATCACTGCCTGGGCGTAGCGCTCCGTCTGGAGCAGCCCGTGAACCAGCTCGGTCTCGTAGATGAGCATCTGTGCGGCGTCGGCCTCGAACCCGAGGTAGGGCTTGAACCACTCCGGGAGGGCGTCGCCGTAGGAGTGCCACCAGCCGTTCTGACGGCTGCGGCGGACCAGGTCGACGAACTGCCGGATCTCCTGGGGATCCTGAACTCCGTACTCATTGAGCAGGAGTTTGGCATCCTTGTCGGACAGCGGTGACTTGCCACCCTCGATCCGGCTCACCTTGGACTCGGACCACGTGAGCGACTTGGCCACCTGCGCGGCTGTGAGTTTCTTCGCCTCACGCAAGTTGCGCAGCTCCTGGCCGAGCCTGCGCCTCAGCACGGTCGGACTGGCTGCCAACGTGACCTCCCTGGTTGCGGGTACCACCGCACAGTCTGCCACCCCCTCTTAGCACGGGACACCCATCATTCTTTCGTGCATGTGCTCAGTTCATGCACTTGCATGACGGCGCGATCGGGAGGATGCTACTTGCAGAGCGTGGTGGTGCCGTCACTGCGTTCTGCAACTGCACGTCGTGGAACGCCTGTTCGGGCGGACGGGTGAAGGTACGTCAGACGAAGGAGAGGCGGACGGATGTCAAATACCGGAACCAACAAGAAGAGTTCGCCTCCGAAGTTCTGGAAGACGTCGGATGCCACAAACGCCGTGGAGCACCTCAAGAAGGCTTCCGGAGCGATCGGCGTCACCTTCCCGTCGCTGGACAGGGAGCACTTCTCCATCGACTGCCCACTGGTCGAGATGGGGCGCATGCGTCCGGACGTCGTCGAGAAGCTGGCCGACGCCCTGGACGAACTCGTAGCGCTGCGCGCGAAGATCGCGGAGGAGACCGATGAGTGAGCAGTGGTTCGAGCCGCAGGAGCACGACCTCGCCTACGACACGATCCGGCAGTGCGTGGCCGAGGTCGTCGAGATCGGTCTGACGTACGTGACGTTGCGCAACCCGCAGGGTGGCGGCAAGGAGTGGGATCGATCGAAGAGTCAGATCCGCCGTCCGACCGTGAGCGAGACGTTGAGCCCTCGCGTGGCCGCGATCAACGGCGAGATCGCGAATCGTCCGGTGGGCCCGTGACGAGGGCGGTGATGCGGTACGTCACCCACTCGATCAGCCGGGATCCCCAGGCCGAGGTCGACATGGAGGAGATGTTCTGCACCTCCTGCAACGAGGCCTCCGGGTGCCTGCCCATCGCGGAAGCGCAAGACTGGGCGATGCGGCACGCCGGGAGGACTCACCACTTCGGCTTCCGGCTCCAGACCACGAACTACTACCTCGTCACCCGGCACGTGGACGCACCGCAGCAACACCCCTGAAGCCCCCGCGCCAACTGCCAACCCTGGACAGGTCGAGGGTTGGCGCGGGTGAAGCGAAACCCCGGCAATACTGCTCCCCCCGTGGCAGTGGCCGGGGTTTCGTGCGTCCCGGGACATCTCGTCAAGTAAATCTATGAAACAACTTGACAAGCGGTAACGGTCGGCATAGGTTCTTGCCCGTAGGATTTGCACGTCAGGGAGGGACCAATGGCACAGGACAGGACCCGTCGCGCGGCCGAAGCGCACAAGGCGGCCATGGCGCACGTGGACAAGCTCACCGAGGCTTCGATGGAGCTGCGCAGCGTCCCGAAGATCTCGCGGCGTATCGACGCGATGATGCGGGGGATCGCCCCGGGCTGGGACATGTCCGACCGCCAGCAGTTCGACGCGGCGACGCTGGAGCGGACCGGCGACCTCATGGGCGAGATCGCCGCCTGCGAGCTGTGGAAGCGCAACGGCCGCGTCGTCTACGACCTCCATCACGAGCTGGCCGACGCCCTCTACCGCTCGAAGATGACCAAGGTCCCCGGCGACCTGTTCAACAAGCTGCCGCACATCAACCCGATGGTCGTCCTCCCCGACCCGTGGCCCGCCGGAAAGGGCCGGGGCGGTCTGGCGGAGGGCTACGTGCGCTGCTTCTTCATCGTCGGCTTCACCGGCAAGGGGCTGTGCAACTCCAACGACCCCGACCGTGACGGCATGGCGCTCCTCTTCTGCTACGACGTGGTCGACGAGGACACGGGGGAGATCGTCGCCGGAGGGTTCCGCGACCTCATGCCGCTGCCGATGGACAAGAAGTCCTTCACCGCCGAAGAGGCCATCCGCTTCGCCGAGGAGTGGCAGGGAGGCAGCGCCGACGGGAAGGACCGCAGCGAGGCGGTGAAGACCTTCCGCCCCATCCTCCAGAAGGCCTTCGCCGTCCTGACCTACCTGTGCACCGACAACCGGGACATCGAGCAGCCTCCGGAGTGGACGATGGCGCAGCGCAAGAAGAAGACCGGCAAGAACCGCAGGCCCAGCCGCGACCCCTTCTGGGTCCGCGTCGGCTGGTACGTGGGCCCGCAGCTCCACACCGCCCGCCAGCGCGCCGCCTCGACCAACCGCTCCGGCATCTCCATCCCCTCCGGCGTGGAGTACGGTCCCCAGCACCGCGCAGGTCATTTCAAGACCGTCTGGATCGGTCCCGGGAAGTCCGGCCAGCGCACGCAGTCCACGACCACCTGGGTCGAGCCGTACTGGACGAAGTTGGAGGACTTGCCGGAGGGTGAGGACGCGCCCACGCAGATCGTCCCCGTCGATGCCCAGCGCGGTGACCCGCTGCGGCGCCGCAAGACCGTCGGCAGGTAGTACCTCGCTGTACCGAGCCCCGGCTGCCACACTGGCGGTCGGGGCTTCGTGCTGGGTGCCTGCGGGTAACCGGAGACTCTCGGGACGATCCGTCCGGATAACCGAGTGTTACCGGCAGGTGAGTCAAGGGTTACCTGCCCACATGTGGCCTAGGTCACGTCAAGCACTTCCATGGAACTGCTTGCTAACTGATAATCCGTCACACTACTCTGTACCTACCGAGCAAAAAGAGCAGAACCTAACTGAACACCGAGGAGTACCTGATGGCCCGCAGGGGAGCGCCAGTAGCCAAGACCGGCTCTGACCGACTCGGAGCCGACAAGGAGATCGAGAAGGTGGCCAAGAAGGCCCGCAAGGACGGATGGGAGGTGTCTGTAACTGGAGGGAACCACATCAAGTGGGTCGACCCGGACGGAAACACGGTCTGCATCAGCGGGCTGACCGGAGCCACGCCAGGCTGGGTCAAGGCCAAGAATCAGCTTAAGAAGGCCGGACTTCATATCAACTAATAACCGAATAGCACATCCCGGGTACCATTAAGTCGCAAGCACAATACAGCGACGGGCGGTACCCGGGATGTTTGTTTTTCTGGCATCGGCCGATAGCGGAGGGCTGTCCGTCGACAACCCACTCGTGCTCGGACCGATCGCGGCTTTCATCTTCGCGGTTTTCGTCACCGAGGTAGTCGTCTCCGGTAAGGCCTACCGCCGTGAGGTGGAAGAGAACAGGCGCCTGCGGGCACTGACCGAGAAGGTCGTCCCCCTTGCTGAGCAGATGGTCACCACCGCCCGAGACCTGGTGCAGGCCACCAGGGACAGTGTCGCCGCACAGGCAACCGTGACGGACGTCCTCGAAGACGTCCTGGACCTGTTCCAGAGCGACGCGGCGCCCCGGCCTCGCCGGAGGAGGAGTCCCTGATGCCACTGCTTCCCCAGACACGCGAGACGCGCGACGACATCGCCGACATCGAAGACCTGGTGGACCGCTGCCTCGAAGAGGTAGGCGCCATCGTGGAGTCGGCCTGCGAGCACATGTCCCGCCTGCGAACCTACAAGGGCAAGATGGCCCGCCTGCGCTCCGGCTTCGACGCCGCCCGGGAGGATCCCGATGCCCAAGACACCTGAGCCCATCCCCGCCACCGGAGACGCCTACGCCGGAGGCTACGCCTTCACCGTGGGCGGCTCACCCTTCCGCAGCGCCCTTCTCTCCGCCGACCAATTCGCCGGAGCCCAGCCATGGGAAAGTCCCGGAGGAATGCCGGTAGGCTCATTTACCGAGGCAGGCAGTTCCCTGTAGGAGCACACCCATGTATGTATCAAGCTGCATCTTCCATGAGGGTCAGCATGTCTATTCCGGCCCCGATTGCCCTCATAATCAAACAGAGGACGAAGAGGGTCCGGTGAAGGAACCGGGCTGGACCGTCCAGCAAAACCGGTAACCCTTAACCCCTGTACGAAAGAGGAAGAAAGTGGCTGCATCCAAGAGCGCTGCCGAGCAGGTCACCGTCCCGGCTCCCGTCCCCGGCCGTTCGTCCGACTGGGACGCCCCCAACCTCGGCTGGACCGTCCAGAGCGGCGTCAAGTTCGAGAACACCGACCCGGTCCCCGGCCAGGTCTTCGTCGCCAAGCAGTTGCCCGTCCCGGCCCTCCAGGTCGCGGCTGGCATCGACCCGGCGACCGCGAACGCCGGTCTCATCGTCCTGAGCGACGACGAGGCGGCCAAGCACCCGGGTGGCCCCGAGGCCGACGACCGTCTCGCCGGTACCTCCGTCTACGAGGGCACCATCAACGCTGCGGCCTCCACGGCCCCCGGCGCGGGTGACAAGGCCCCGGCGACGGCCTCCACGGTCGACAACGTCCCAGCCTGATCCAAGCAGCCCCAAAGCCCCTGCTTCCCGTCACCGGGGCAGGGGCTGCTGCGTAAGGAGAGACAGTGGCATCCAGAAACCCCCGAGGCGGGGGGAGAGGCCGCAACAACGCCTACGAGCAGTTGTCCTTCGACTTCGGGGATCTGACCCCGCCAAGGCCAGCCGTCGAGATACCCGCCAGCAATGCCAACCCCGCCGCCCGAGCAGGATCCCGGCGAATCCTCAGCCAGGAAACTTCCGACGCAATCCAGTTGGCCAAGGACGGCGACGACTTCGACCTCCTGCCCTACCAGCCGACTCCGTCTATCAATCCGCCGCGCCCGAGGACTCTTGCCGCAGGTTATGACAGGGATGCTCAGACGCTGCGGGTCCGATTCCGGAATGGGCAGGTCTACGGGTACTACAACGTCCCGCCGAATGTCTGGCGGAACTTCAAGCGCTGGAAGTCCCCGGGGCGCGGAATCAACCGGGTGCTGAACAACTTCTCCTACGCGCCCGAGCACGACCTCGATTCCCCGACCGGCGTCGACTGATTTACCATTTCCGGCCGTCCGGAGAATAGGCTCCATCTCATGCCTAACACTCATGGGGTGGGGCCTTTCTTCACCCACACACTCAACCTCAAGCCTGGGGCGCCGTTCCTTCATACCGCGCCCACTGACGAAATCGAGCCGCCCTACCGGCGCTCGAAGTCGCTCATCATCAAGGTGTGGGCCGGAAAGGGGATCGTCCTCGGCCGGTGGCGCAACACATACCGGAATGAGAGCGACGCCCTGTACACCGCCATCCAGGGATACGGCAACGCGCTCTCCACCGACGATATCCGCGACAACGCCCACCGATTCGATGAGGACCTCGATGAACTCGTCATATGAGAACACCGAGGAAGAGAAGGCAGCGGCCCGGCGGATGGTGGCCCAGAAGACCGACGACATGGACGAGGAGTACGACGCGCTATGCGCTCTTGGACTGATGTGAAGAACCGGCTTCGCGGTGGCGAGGAGCGGGTCGACCCCGTCCGGGCGAAGGCGGCCAAGAGGCTGGACCGGCTGTCCACGGTCGACGTGCTCGACTGGGCCGACGCGGTCGGCAGTGGCCTCGCCAAGGCCCTGGACGACTACCGCAAGCAGGCGACCCCCGAGAGCCTGCTGGAGGCCCACCAGGGGGCGCAGAGCCTCCTCGGCGTCCTGGACGTCCTGAGTAGGCGCGAGGCATGACGAAGGCCCCCTCCCGGTCACCCGGTGGGGGCCTTTTCGTATGGTGTCAGGCTGCCAGCAGTTCCTCGTCGTCCTCTGCCTCGACGGCGTCGGCGATGGTCTCCAGGACCTCGGAGCTGAGGGTCGGGGCCGCTGACACCCAGTGAGCGATCCAGTCGCTGTCCGTCATCATTGCAGGTCACCTCTCTGTCGACTGCCTGTCCGCTGTACGGAGTTACGTCGAACTCCGCATGTCCCAACTTTGACAGAACTACATACGCTTCGTCTAGGGTGTACCCCAGACCGTTTGACAAGGGTAGCTGAAGCTGGGGTACGAGGAGTGGGTATCAGGGACGACCGCCCGTTGGGGGGCTACCTCCGCATCTCTGACGTGGACGTAGCTGAACTCCGGCGGGCCGTGAAGGCCGGTCGCATCACCGAGGAGGAGGCCGCCGAGGAGGAGCGCAAGGCGATTGTCAAGCAGAAGGAGGACCTGCGTTTCCTCGCCGAGAAGCACGAGCGCACCGTGGTCTGGTACGAGGACCACCGGCTGTCCGCCTTCAAGCGCAACGTCAAGCGCGTGGACTTCCTCCGCATGCTCGCCGACCTCAAGGCCGAGCGCATCGCCGGAGTCCTCGCCTACGACATCGACCGGTTCGCTCGCCAGCCGCGCGACCTTGAGAAGTACATCGACGTCTACGAGGACTTCATCGAGAGGAAGAAGAAGCGGCTGGTCTTCGACACCCTCTCCGGACAGAACTTCGACCTCACCACTTCCGACGGCCGGTTCTCCGCACGCCTCTACGTCTCCATCGCCAATAAGTCCTCCGAGGACACCTCCCGGCGAATCAAACGTGACAACAAGTACCGTGCCGAAAAGGGGCGCTACCACGGCGGCACGCACCCCTACGGCTGGATGGAAGAGGACAGGGACAAGGTCGACCCGGTAGCCAAGGACATCGTCAACAAGGCGATGGACATGTACATCGCCGGAGACAAGAACACCACCATCGCCAAGTTCTTCCTCGACTCCGGCGTGCTCAACAAGGACACCGGAAAGCCCTACACGTGGGCCGGTGTGAAGACGATCATCATGCGACCGCGCAACGCCGGGATCCGTATATACCTCGGAGAGGTGCAGTACGACGCCGAAGGCAATTACGTCATGGGCCCGTGGGAGCCGCTCTGCCCGGTAGAGAAGTACGAGGCCGTCCTGGGCGCGAAGAAGGAGCGAGAGAAGGCCCAGCCGCGTAACTACGCCGCCTACGACCAGAAGGTGGCGGTGAAGTACTTCCTGTCCCGGATCTGCCGCTGCGGCCGGTGCGGATACCCCATGGTCGGAAAGCCCGTATGGATCCGGGGAAAGAAGTCCGACTCCTTCGGCTACAACTGCAACAAGACCTCCTCCAACCCCGACGCCTGCGGGCGGATGGGCGTCACCGGCCCCCGGGTCGACGAACTCATCAAGAAGCTGATCTGGAACATCGTGGAGAAGTCCACGAAGGAGAAGAAGGTTCCCGAGCAGGTTCACAGCGACTGGACGCCGGAGAAGGAGGCCCGACTGGCCGAGGTCGAGCAGGAGATCAAGGACATCAAGGTCCTGTGGGATGCGAAGAAGGTCAAGGCCGTCACCTACATGACGACCCTCGACGACCTGGAGGCCGAGAAGAAGGACCTCCGCGCCCTGCGCGCCTACTCGGCCCCTGCCGCCGTCCGGGCCGTCACTCCCGAGCTGCTGCGCGTCGGCTGGGATGGCATGTCGGTCGAGCGTCAGCGCATCGTGGCCCGCACCGTCCTGACCGCAGTGGTCATCCACCCCGCGCGGGACGGTAAGAGGGGCGGCGGTTTCGACCCCGCGAGGATAGAGCCGATCTTCGCCGCGTAGCAGACAGCGAAAACCCCCGGAAGCCACTGGCGACCGGGGGTTTCGTCTAGAGCAGGCCCATCAACTCCAGGACCTCGTCGGCCTTCTCGGGCTCCAGGACGGGCGCTCGGGCCGTCCATGCGGCCAGCCACGCCTCCTCTGCTGTCGGGGCGGAAGTATGAAGCGGTGCCGGGCTGATCTCTGTCATCGTCATACGGGAACCGTACTATCGATTCCTCGGAATCGCTATGCAAGCGACTTGATGTATGCACTTGACGACGATAGAGTCAGACCCGCAGCCACCACACAAGGAGGAAGCGTGACCATCGCACTGCGCAGCGCCGTCGAGGAGTACCTGGAGACCCGGGAGCGCTCCGGCAAGGCCGACAACACCATGCGCGTCGACACCACCTTGCTGCCCCGGTTCGCCGAGCACCTGGGCAACCCCGACTTCTCCCAGCTCTCCGCCAAGCAGGTGCGTGACTTCTTCTACGGGCCGGGCGGGATCATGGACGCCCACTCCACCCGCATCAAGGGCCAGCCGATCCGCGAGGCCGTCGGCCCCAGCACCCACAACAACTACCGCGCCCGGCTCAAGGTGTTCTTCACCTACTGCAAGAACAGCGGATTCACCGCGCTGGACAACTACCTGACCGGCGTCGAGCCGCTGCCGGAGCCGAAGAAGCGCCGCCAGCAGCCTCCACCCTCGCTTCTGCTCCAGCTCCTGGACCAGGCGGAGTGCGCGATGCACCGTGCCTACCTGGCCACCGCGATCAACACCGCCTGCCGGGCCTCGGAGATCACGGGCATGCGCGTCGGGGACGTCGACTTCGTGCGGTCGGAAGTCTTCGTGACCGTGGTCAAGACGCGGGAGGAGGACGAGATGCCGCTGACGGCCGACCTGGAGCGCGAGCTGCGCCTGTGGCTGGTCGAGTACGCCGAGCTGCTGGGCCGACCCCTACGCGCCGACGACTACCTGTTCCCTGCCCGCACGGGGAACACCATCTCCACCCACTACCTCGACGAGGCGACCGGCCAGCGGGTCTACGTCCGCACACCTTTCGTCTGGCACCCAGACCGGCCTGTCCAGCGCACAGAGAAGATCGTCAAGCACGCGCTCGCGGCCGTGGGGCTGCCCACCCGCTACGAGGGCACGCACACCATCCGCCGGGCGGTCGCCCGCGCGTACTTCGACTCTCTGTCCACGGAACTGGGCTACGACGCCGGGCTCCGCACGGTCTCGGCCCTGCTGCACCACTCGAACATGGCCACCACCGAGCGCTACCTGGGCCTGTCCTCGGAGCGCAGGCGCCGCGACGAGACCATGAAGGGCAAGGCCTTCCTGACCGCGATGGTCAGCCAGGAGAACGTCGTCCCGCTGCGCCGGGCACAGTAGGACAGCAGAAAGGCCCCACCCGCCAGACGGATGGGGCCTTTCTGCTGCGCAGCCTAGCCGATGCCGAAGCCGTACTTGAGGATCATTCCGAAGATCATGAGGATGCCCACGCCTGTCGCGGCTTCCTTGACTCCCTGCCAACCGCCGAAGCCCTCGAAGGGCGGGGTGTTGGCGCGCTTGTAGAACTCCATCTGCTCGGAGCGGAGTTCGCGCTGCTGAAGGGCGTCCAGTTCGCTGTCGTGCGCGTAGCCCTGTATGCCGTTTTGGATGTGCCAGTCGTCCATCACTGCTCTCCGTCCACGAAGGGTTGAGCCTGCTTCCGCAGCGGAGAGGTTCTGTCCCATACGTGCCAGCGCCCCCCGCAGACCGGATCACTGGCGTACGTTACCTCGGCCGGAAAGTCTTTGACCTGCACCCTCTCCGGCTTGGGCGCTTCTTTAAGGTCCCGTCCGCATGTAGGGCACTTCTCCGGGTCCTGCATCGGGTACATGCCCATGGTGTGCTCCTCGTCCGTCTGTCAAGGATGCCCACTCTACTCCCTCGTCAAGCGGGTTGTCGATACCGCTTGCGCAGGTGTAGGGTGCCTTACATAGAGCGACGGAGGAAGCCATGGACGATCTCGCTGAGGGCAGGACCATCCACGCCCGGGTTGCGTACGTGCACGACAAGGAGATTCACGTCTCCACAGTTCAGAGCCCCCAGGACGGCCTGTTCATCGACTGCCGGGAGTACATCCCCTCGCTGGACACCTACGGGCGCGGGCTGACCCTTCCGATCGGTCTCCTGGACGAGTTCCTCAAGGGCGTCGAGAGCGCCTGGCACGAGAACGGGGCTGGTGGCGTCGAGGACGAGACCCGGGACCGGCTGACGGGAGAGGCGCAGGTCGATGAGTGATTTGCTGGTCGATGTCCGCTGCCGGGGATGCCGCAGGCTGCTGGGCGTGGCCAAGAAGGACGCCCCGCTGTACTGCGACCAGATGTGCTTCGAGGACTATCCGGCGGTGACGACGGAAGCCCGTGACTCTCTGGTGGCCGCTGTCTATGCCAAGGGCCGCTACACCTACGACGTACTGGGCAGGATGTTCGGCTTCACGCGCCAGCGCGCACAGCAGATCATCGCCGCGAGGGACATTCGACGTAGCGGCTGAAGTCTTCCGGAAGCGATAATTACAAAGCAGTAGCAGAAAACGCCTAACCTCAATTCCGTAGAGAAAACGGGATTGGGGTTAGGCGTGTCTGTTACGGAGGACGTCGAGTACGACGAGTTCATCAGCGACGAGACCGATGAAGAGCGTCAGGCGCGGATTGACACCGAGGTGGTCCTCGACCAGACCTCGCAGGCATTCGTAGACCAGATCGTCGCGAAGATGCTCGTCATCGTCGACGAGGTATCCGGCCACCCTCTCTACGGCTACCAGCGCCCCTTCGCGGCTCGTCTGATCGAGTCGCTGATCATCAACGACGGCGCCACCCTCACAGCCCTGTTCTCCCGCCAGTCCGGCAAGAGCGAGACCGTGGCCAATGTCGTCGCCGCCTGCATGATCATGTTCCCCCGGCTGGCGAAGATCTTTCCCGACCTGATGGACAAGTTCAAAGAGGGTCTGTGGGTCGGAGCATTTGCCCCGGTGGAAGAGCAGGCCGACAACCTCTACGGCCGAATCGTGGCCCGCCTCACCAGTGACCACGCCCTGGAAATCATGGCGGACCCCGAAATCGACGACACCGTACAGGGCAAGGGCCGCTCCATTTCCCTCAAGCGCTCCGGCTCCCTCGTGCGTAAGCAGACCTGCCACCCCCGCGCCACCATCGAAGGCCGCACCTACCACCTGATCCTCATCGACGAGTGCCAGGGCGCGGACGAGAAGATGGTCAACAAGTCGATCGGCCCGATGGGCGCCTCGACCAACGCGACGATGGTCTTCACCGGCACGCCCACATACGAAAAGGGCGTCTTCTACAACCAGATCCAGATCAACCGGCGGACCGCAACAAAGCGCGGCGCCCGGCAGAACCACTTCGACGCGGACTGGAAAGAAGTCTCGAAGTGGAACGAGAACTACGCCAAGTTCGTCAAGAAGGAACTCCTCCGTATTGGTGAGGACTCCGACGAATTCAAGTTGTCGTACCGCCTCATGTGGCTGCTCGACAAGGGCATGTTCACCACCACCGAGCGCCTCGACGAACTCGGCGACGTCTCCATGCAGGTGGTCCCGGCCTACCACAAGAGCCCGATCGTCATCGGCATCGACCCTGCGCGCAAGCAGGACTCCACGATCGTCACGGCCGTGTGGGTCCGCTGGGACCAGCCCGACGAGTTCGGCAACTACGAGCACCGGGTCCTGAACTGGATGGACCTCGGCGGCATGGACTGGGAAGCCCAGTACTTCCGCATCGTCGAGTTCGTCCGGAACTACAACGTCATGGCCATCGCAGTCGACGAAGGCGGAGTCGGCGACGTCGTCATATCCCGGCTCAGGGTCCTTATGCCCGACATCGACATCGTGGCCCTTTCTTCCCAGCGCCCGGAACAGTCCAAGCGCTGGAAGCACCTCATGGAACTCATGAACCGGGGATTGATCTCCTGGCCCGCGCACGCCTATACCCGTCGCCTCAAGTCGTACAAGCGCTTCCGGCAGCAGATGGAAGACCTGGAGAAGCACTTCGAAGGTCCGTACGTACTCGCAGCCGCTCCCCGCGCTGCTGATGCGCACGACGACTACGCGGATTCCCTGGCGCTCGCCTGTGTCCTGACAAAGGACTACACGATGCCCGAGGTCGAGGTTTCCAATTCTCCCTTCCAGCGCTAAGGAACTCCCTTGAACGACGCATGGTCCATTCCGGGCTTCACCGTCCAGAATGAAAACTGGCCAGAGGGCGGCGTATACGTGCCTCCCACGGAACTCCCGGACGACGTCGCCACGGTCACCGTCACCGGATATCACCTCGACAACGACGGCAGGCCCGCCTCCGGTCGCATCAACATCGACCCCTCCATATCGAAACTGGTGCACCCCGCGACAGGTGCCGTTATCCGCCTGCGCCGCAAGGAGATCGACCTCCTCAACGGCCGGTACTCCGTCACGCTTCTCGCCAGCGACAACGGCTCGCTCTCCCCGCGAAACTTCACCTACAAGTTCACCGGCATCGTGGACGGCCAGACGCAGAAGCCGTTCGACGTCGGGCTGCCCGCGATCGTGCCGAACGTGGAGGTGGCATCCCTCCTCAAGGTCCCGTCCTCCATGGGCGCGCTGAACATGCCTCCGGCCCCCAAGGGCGACAAGGGAGACAAGGGCGACCCGGGAGTAACCGGACCGCAGGGCCCACAGGGTGCGGTCGGTCCGCAGGGTCCTGCTGGCGCCGACTCCACGGTGCCCGGTCCGCAGGGCCCGCAGGGACTCCAGGGCATCCAGGGACCGAAGGGTGACACAGGCGCGACCGGACTTCAGGGCGAGGTCGGGCCCCAGGGGCCAAAGGGCGATACGGGAGCGGACGGCGCTCAGGGCCCCCAGGGCATCCAGGGGATCGCCGGACCCAAGGGCGACCAGGGGATCCCAGGGGAGACCGGACCGCAAGGTCCGCAGGGCCTCGCAGGACTCCAGGGACCGAAGGGTGACACGGGAGCAGCAGGCCCGCAGGGAGCGCCCGGCCCACAGGGCATTCAGGGTGACCCCGGTCCCCAGGGACTCCAGGGCGACACCGGGCCGCAAGGCGCACAGGGCGTCAAGGGCGACACCGGAGCGACCGGATCGACCGGAGCCCAGGGACCGCAAGGTGATCCCGGTCCGCAAGGCCCGCAGGGTATCCAGGGTCTGAAGGGTGACACCGGAGCGGCCGGAGCACAGGGCGCAACCGGTCCACAAGGCCCGGCAGGTGCTGACTCCACGGTGCCCGGTCCGCAGGGCCCCCAGGGGCCGCAGGGCGTTCCCGGCCCTACGGGAGCGCAAGGGACGAAGGGCGACACCGGAGACACCGGGGCTACGGGAGCACAAGGTCCCGCTGGTGCCACCGGGCCGCAGGGTCCCAAGGGCGATACCGGCACGACCGGTCCGCAGGGCATTCAGGGTGTCCAGGGCCCGCAGGGAGACCCAGGCCCTACAGGAGCGACCGGGCCCCAGGGAAACCCGACCACGGTCAACGGCAAGAGCGGCGCCAGCATCACGCTGACCGCCGCAGACGTCTCGGCGCTCGACCTGTCCGCAGGCGGCTTCGCCCTGCCGTCCGACCACGGTCTGGCCACCTGGACTCAGGACCCGGCCACCTGCGGCCCTACGGCAGTCACGCTGTCGTCCGGCGCGCTGGCTCTGTCCAAGGTGTTCCTGCGCACGACGAAGACCGTCTCCACCTTCTGGTGGGTCGTCTCGGGTGCGGGTGCAGCGCTGACCGGTACGTACATCGGCCTCTACACGAGCGCCGGAGTGCTCATCGACCAGAGTTCCGACGTCTCAACGAGCATGCAGTCGACCGGCGCGAAGTCGGCTCCGATGGCCGTCTCGCACTCGCTCGCACCGGGTGCGTACTGGATTGCCTATCTCGTGTCGGGCGGCACAACCATGCCGTCCGTCGCCCGTGGAGCCAGCGTCGTTACCGGTGTCACCAACGTGAACCTGACTCCGGCCAACTACCGATTCGGCGCCTATGGCTCGGGCCTTGCCTCGATGCCGGGGTCCATCACGGTCAACAGCATTACGAACGTGGCGAACGGTACTGTCTGGGGCGCGCTTTCCTGAGTATCGCTAGTTAACAATCGATTCCGTAATCCTCATACGCTTGTAGCGTTACCTCGCTATCGGAAGAGGATTACGGAATGGCTGGAAATCTCGCACCCGACCCGCAGTTTCAGGAGCGCGTCGGCACGGTCTACGAGCGAAAGATCGCCGACAACGCTGTGCGGCGTGGTCCTCTGCGGTTCGAGGAGGGCGTGGCAACGGACACGGATGTCCCCAACGAGTTCACCAAGGGTGCGCTCCAGGGCTACATCACCGCTCCGGGCCGCCCCAACCACAACGCCAACGTCTACGAGAAGTCGCCGCAGGAGACCATGGCGGAGCGGGCCCACGTCGGCTCGGCTTCCTGGGTCGAGGCGCCGACCTACCTCGGGGAGTTCGCTCAGGGCTCGTTCACCGACTACGCGGCGGTTCGCTACGAAGAGGTCGTCCGCAACGGCGGCCGGTACGAGCGGCTGTCCCCGGCTGTCGTCGAGGACTGATCCCTGTGGTCGCCTTCAACGACCGTCGCAGGTCCCCCCGCGCCTCTATCGATGAGGTTCTTCCCCGCCTTCCGCTCGAAAAGGGCGACACGGTCGGGAAGAGCCTCATCGACGGGCGCTACCTCGTTCGCGGAATTCCCGTGGAGACCGAGGAGGGCGACCGCACGCGACAGTACGTCCTTCATGAGGTCCTGCCCAGCGGGAACGTCGTCCAGCGCGGAGAGGCTTTCGAGAGCCGCGCCAAGGCCAAGCGAGAGACGCGGCAGATCAAGCCCACTCGCGTCATCGAGATCTGAGTCGGAGAACCCTTTCCATGAGCGGTGCCATTTCATTCGCTAGCCCCAGCATGCGGGCTTCGGGATCAGACCTCACTGTGTCGATCTCGCCTCTCGGCCTGGTCGAATTGGCCGACGAGGAGTTTGAAGTACACGGCCCGCGCCTCAACCGCTATTCCCAGAACTTTGCATACTACTTGGGACATCACTGGGGATACCGCCGCGAGGCTGGAGAGAGCCAGATCACGTTCAACTACGTGAAGGCCTTCGCCGACTACATCAACAACTTCACGTTCGGACGCGGCGTCCACTTCAAGAGCGTGAAGCAGTACGAGCACATCATCCCCACCCTCCTGAAGAGGGCGTGGGAGGTAGACAACCGCAAGGAGCAGTTGCTCTGGGAGATGGGCCAGCAAGGCGGCGTCTCCGGCGACGTCTTTGTCAAGGTCGCGTATCAGCCTGCATTCGAAGATGACCTGGGACAACCACAGCCAGGCAAGGTGCGCATTCTTCCGCTCAACAGTTCCTTCTGCTTCCCGGAATGGCACCCGCACGACCGGGACCGACTGATCCGCTTCAAGTTGAAGTACCGTTTCTGGGCTACCGGCGAGGACGGGACACGTTCCGTCTACACCTACGTCGAGGTCCTGACGGATTCCACCATTGAGGAATACCTCAATGACGAACTCATCGACTCCCGCCCGAACCCGCTCGGTCTCATACCCGTGGTTCACATCGCAAACTCACAGGTCAGCGGCTCTCCGTGGGGTCTCTCCGATATCGCCGACATCATCAGCCTGAATCGTGAGTACAACGAGAAGGCGACCGACATCAGCGACATCATCAATTACCACGCCGCCCCCGTAACGATCATCACGGGCGCGAAAGCGAGCAACCTTGAGAAGGGTCCTCGCAAGGTGTGGGGTGGGCTTCCCAAGGACGCCCAGGTGTTCAACTTGGAGAATGGCGTCGACCTCGCGGGACCACTCCAGTACCTGGAGATGATCAAGCGTTCCATGCACGAACTCACGGGCGTTCCGGAAACGGCGCTCGGTCAGATGCAGCCCGCGTCGAATACGTCGGGCGTGGCCCTGGCCATCATGTACCGGCCGATGATGTCCCGGTACGACCAGAAGAAGATGCAGTACTCCGTTGGCCTCCAGAAGGTCAACGAACTGATCCTCAAGACGCTGTTCACCTTCGAGCCGGAAACCCGGCTGTATGACCCCAACACCGAGGGCATCATGAAGGACGACCAGCCGATGATGATCGACGTCCTCGACCCAATGGCCTACTTCACCGAGTGTGAATGGCCCGCCCCTCTGCCGGTCGACACCCTCATCAAGTTGAATGAGATCCAGGCGAAGATGTCCATGGGCCTTGAATCCATGCGCGGAGCCCTCCACGACTTGGGCGAGGAGTTCCCGGACGAGAAGGTCCGCGAGATCTTCGAAGAGCAGATCGAGGACGCCAAGCAGCAGGGCGCTCTGCGAATGCTAAAGACGCAGATCGACTCGACTATTCTGCAACTGACGGGAATGCCACCTGAAGGGGTGGATGCGCCTGCACCGCAATCTGATGCGGATGGCAACCCCATCAATCAGCCTGCGGGTCCGAATCCGGTGACGCTTCCCGGTGGTGTCGATCTCGGCACTGTCTCCGCGCCCGAGATTCAGAAGATGACTAACGAAATCGTGACACAGGCGTACGGCCCGCGAGCCGGACTTCGCCGAGACCCGGACACCCAGACCGACTAGGAGTCGAGAGCGCATGTCGCTTCATACCCAGGGCATTTCGGTGCCCGCCAGCACCGTACTTGGCCACCGCAAGGACGGCCGTCCGATCTTCCCCATCGCAGGTGGGGCTCCGCAGCCCGGTGAAGGTGGCGACCCCGTCATCGTCGTCCCGGCCGCTGTCGTTGAGCCGCCTGCCACCCCGCCCGCTGAGCCTCGCTTCACCGTCGAGGACATCCAGAAGGCGCGGCAGGAGGAGAAGGACAAGTTGTACAAGCGCCTCCAGAGCGTGGAGGAGCAGAACAAGACCTTCCTCGCCGAGATCGAAGAGCAGCGCAAGGCCCGTGAGGCCGCGCAGGCTCAGGAGTCCGAGCGTCAGCGCCAGGCCCAGGAGGCCGCCAAGGCCAAGGCCGAGGAAGACATGTCGGCCAAGGAACTGCTCGCCGTCAAGGAGCAGGAGTGGAACCAGCGTCTCCAGCAGTTCGAGAAGGAGCGCGAGCAGGAGCGACTTCTGTTCCAGAAGGAGCAGGAGTTCAACAGCCTCCAGTCCTACATCCAGCGACGGGTCGGCGAGGAGAGCGAGAATATCGCTCCGGAACTTCTCGACTTCGTCGGCGGTAATACGCCGGAGGAGGTGGAGAACTCGCTCAATACCGTCAAGGCCAAGACCCAGGCTATCCTGGAGTCGGTCCAGCAGGCAGCAATTCAGCAGCGAGCCTCCATGCGTGGTGTGAGCCCCACCGGCTATTCCACCACCGGACCTATGGACACTGATCCGGGGCACAAGTCGTACTCCCTTTCTGACCTTCAGAACATGCCTATGTCGGAGTACGCCAAGATTCGGGGCCAGTTGGGCGTCGGTCAGGCAGCCCAGAACCAGCGTGGACTGTACTCGTAATTCGGTCGAGTACCCGTAACTAAGGAAATCCAAGTATGCCTAGCGCGATCACTGGTACCCCGAACCTGTCGGCTTCTCCGACGAACTACTCGGGCGCCAACTCCACCCTCGGGGCGGCCATCCAGACCATCTGGAGCAAGGAGATCTTGTTCCAGTCCATGCCGATTCTCCGCTTCGAGCAGTTCGCGGTGAAGAAGACCGAACTCGGCGTTCAGCCCGGTCTGACGATCAACTTCATGCGTTACAACAACCTCGGCGCTGCCTCGCAGTTGGTCGAAGGCGTCCGCATGCAGACCAACGCCCTGTCGGCCTCGCAGTTCTCGATCACGGTCGCGGAGCACGGCTACGCCGTCGCCGTCTCGGAACTCCTGCTCAACGCCTCCTTCGACGACGTCATGGCGTCGGCCTCCCGCCTGCTGGGCCGCAACATGGCCCTCTACCTGGACGCTTCCGCCCGGGACACCCTGCTCCAGGCCTCCTCGAAGATCTGGGGCTACAACAAGTACGCCACCGCGTCGGCCATGTCCGGCATGGGCGTCTACGGTCACGGCACCGCCGCCACCTCCACCGACACCCTGGACGGCACGTTCGACTTCACCGCCGCCCTCGTCAAGGACGCGGTCGAGACCCTCGCCACGAAGAACGTCCCGCGTCTGGGCGAGACCTACGTCTGCTTCGTCCACCCGCACCAGAGCCGCAAGTTGCGTGATGACCCGGAATTCATCGAGGTCACCAAGTACGCGGCCCCGGGCAACTTCATGCTCGGCGAAATCGGGCGTCTCAACGACGTCGTGTTCATCGAGACCACGCAGGTCAAGCAGGTCACCAACGCCACCGGCAAGACGGTCTACCAGTCCATCTTCCTGGGCGACAACGCATTCGGCCACGCGATCTCCCTCCCGGTGGAATTGCGAGACGGCGGCATTCTCGACTTCGGCCGAGAGCACGCCTTGGCCTGGTACGCCATCTGGGGCCTCGGCCTGATCACGGATCAGGCGGTTCTGATCGCGGAGACCAACTAATCTCTCAAGCCTTGCCTGATGGCTTAGTTGGTATTCGCGGTCACGCGATCCCGAAGGTTAGGGGAGCGGATTCTGGATTACCAGAACCGCTCCCCTTCCTCGTTAGAGTAGTACCGCTTCACGTAAACGAGTCCCGAACCCGGAGAATTCATAATGCCTGCACGCAATGTCGCTCGTCCCGGTGACCTGACCGGTCGCAACAAGGCCGCCCTCGCCAAGGAGCACGCCGAGGAGATCAAGGCGCGCGAGAACGAGATCGCCCTCATCAACGCCCAGGCCGCAGCCGAGCGTGACGACACCGTCCACGAGGTCCTCCCCAAGGACCTGCGCCCCGCCCCGGCCCCGGCCGCCATCGAGGTGTCCGACGCCGTCGAGGTCGAGACCCCCATGCGGGAGTTCCGAGTGAACACCTCGCTGGAGAACATGACCTTCGGCCACGGCAACCACTTCGACTTCGAGGAGGGCGTGCGCTACAAGGCGCCGAAGGCCCTCTACGACCACCTCGACTCCCTCGGCTACATCTGGCACTGACGGTCCAAGGAGACCCCATCCCATGAAGACTCTCGCGCCGCTCGGCCCGACCAAGGGCGAGTCGTACGTGCTGGAGAACGCCGAGGGCCACGGGGCCGGACTGGGACACATCCCCTCCGGCTCCGTGGTGTCCGTTGTCGACGTGCACCCGGCCGGTACCGCTGGCGTCGGCCACGCTGGCGAGGCCTCCGTCCTGCTGTCCTACGAGCACGACACCCACGTCATCACCGACGACGGCAGCCACGCACCCGGCAAGGCCGTTCGGCACTTCTCCCTCCACCTGTCCGACTTCGAGCGCATGTTCAAGAAGGTTGATGCCTGATGGCCGGTACGACCGCGACCTACGCCGGTAAGGCACTCGACTTCCTCACCGGCCGGGCGGTGGCCTACACCGCTCCCCGCAACACCTACCTCGCGCTGCTCATCGCCGACCCGGGAGGTGACACCGACACGATCGACATGACCACGCTGCCGGAGATCACGACGGCCGGTTACGCACGCCAGCAGGTGGTGTGGACCGCCCCCTCCGGCTCCCCGATGACCACAGCGAACAACGCCCTGCTCTTCTACGGCCCGTTCACCGCAGACATGGTCGACGCCGCCCAGTACGCGGCCCTGGTCACCACGGCGTCCGGCACGACCGGCGACGTCATCTACGTGTGGCCCATCGACGACCCGCTGCAAGCCGCCACCAACGAATCGCTCCAGATCGCTGCTGGCGCACTCACCCTGAACGCCTGATAGGAGTCGCGGGATGGCAACTCTCGAAGAACTGCGCACGCGGGTACGCAGCGAGCTGGGCGACCGGCTCCAGCCGTTCCGCGACACCATCCGGGGCACAGGGGACGTCGCACAGTACGAACTGAGCGCGAACAACGTGACCGGCCTCGAAGTGCTTCATATCTCGGGGGGCCAGCAGACCGCGCTGAGCACCCCCGCCGACTACGTCCTCGACGAACTCAATGGCATCCTCGACCTGACCCAGGCCCTCGCGCTCGACGCGCTGCTGCTGGTGTCGGGATCCTCCTACGGCCTGTTCTCCGACGACGAACTGGACATCTACCTCAACGACGCCGTCGCCCAGCACACCCGGGGCCGGACCATCTCCACCCGGTACAAGGACGACAACGGCTTCATCAAGTACGACCAGGCCCCGGTGGGAGTCGACAACCTTCCGGCCGAGGAGGACGCCCTCGTGGTGCTCCTCGCGTGCACCGAGGCCATGTGGGCGCTGTCCACCGACGCGGCCACCGACATCAACGTCCAGACCTCGGACGGCACCTCCGTCGACCGAGGCCAGCGCTTCGCCCAGATCCAGACGCAGATCGGCATGCTCACCGAGCGGTACCAGACCCTGTGCGAGAAGTTGGGCGTCGGCCTGTACTCGATCGAGGTCACCAACCTGCGCCGCGTCTCCCGCACGACCGGCCGCCTCGTGCCGCTCTTCCGCGAGCGCGAGTACGACGACCACTCCCTGCCGCAGCGCATCCTGCCTCCCATCGGCCCCGGCCACCAGAACGACGACGAGTCTGGCATCCCCTCCAGCGTCTTCGGATCCTGGGGCTACTGATGGGACGCCTCGACTGGAAGACGCACGGCCGCTTCAACGCCAACTACGAGACCACGGACATCATGGCGACCCTGCGCGGGCGCCAGACGGAGATCGGGGAGCGGGTGGAGTACTACCGCTTCTCCCACACCGACCCCGACGGCGACGACCTCTACGACGAGGGCACCGGCCAGGGCAAGATCTTCGTCGGCCCCTACCGGATCCCCGCCCTGCACGTGGTCCACAACCAGGGCCCGGCCCACGACACGACCCAGGGCCTGTACACGGTGGACAACCTCTCCGTCACCGCGTCCTTCGACGCACTGCGGAAGATGGGGTTCACCGACCAGGACATCGACCACCAGAAGTACCTGACCGACCGGATCGTCTACGACGACTCGGTATTTCGCGTCACGTCGATTTCGATCCTCGGGCAGATCCAGAACCGGGACATCATCGTCGGCCTGGAATGCGTCCAGATGAAACCGGACGAGCTGGTCAACGATGCTCAGTTCTCGCGCTGGTCCCAGAAGTCCTGACTACAAACTTCGACGGCCTTCTTGAGATCCTGAATTGCGGAAGACATCCGCATTCCGAGATCCCGCGAGGCCCACTGCATGCCATGGCTCATCAATGAGGACCGCGCCGTAAAGGCGAAACTCCAGGGCCTCACCGTCACCGACGTGAACGCACCCGACGGCCGTGCTGTCGCGGTGCGCTATCGCGTGCCGGAGAGCGAGCTGGCCCAGCAGACGTTCCCCCTGATCGTCATCGAGCACGCGGGGATCGACAAGGCCGACGAGCGTGAACACCGAGGCTACGTACGCCTTCCCTACGCGCCAGAGGGCGCCGAGAAGTGGTGGAACCCCGACGACCCGTCCTACGACGTCACCAAGTCGCCGTACATCGTCGAGTTCCCCATCCCGTACGACCTGCGGTACCGGATCGTCGTCTTCTCCCGCACCTACTGGCACGACATGGCGCTCGCTGCGGCTCTCGCCCAGCACGACCGGATTCCCGCCCGCTTCGGGTTCCTTTCGATTCCCGAGGACGGGACGGTGCGCCGTCTGGATTTGCTCGGCGGGCCCGAGTTGGTCGACACCCGCGACGAGGACGGAAAGCGTCTGTTCCGTCGCGAGTACCTGATCTCTGTTTCCAGCGAAATGCTTCCGGCGACGGCCTCGCACTACGCGCAGGCTCAGTCCGTGGCGCTGGACTTCGAGTACTACCTGGAAGACGTAACCGAACCACAGACACCGGGACATTGAATCGTAGCCCCAGGAATTCACCCCCTTACAGGAGATAACAGATGACTGTCTACAAGCGTCCCGGTGTGTACATCGGAGAGACGTTGACGCCGCTCGCGCAGACGGTGACGACCCCCGGCGACTCGGTCGCGGCCTTCGTCGGTACCTCGAAGCAGGGCGGTCCGCTCGCCCCCACCCTGGTGTCGTCCTGGTCGCAGTACGTGGCCACCTACGGCGGCTTCGGGGACACCTCCGACCTGCTCCCGTTCGCCGTCTACTCCTTCTTCAACAACGGCGGCAACAGCGCCTACATCGTGCGTGCGGCTGCTTCCGACGCGGTCGCCGCCTCCGTCACCCTGGACGACACCGAGGCGACCCCGCAGGACACCCTCAAGATCAAGGCGATCTCCCCGGGCTCCTGGGGCAACAACGTCTTCGTCGACATCACGGCGGGCTCCTCCGGCTCGGGCCGGTTCGACCTGTACGTCTACGTCGGCGGGGACACGGCCGCCTACCTCAAGGAGCGGTTCACCGACGTCTCCCTGGACCCGGCCGACTCCCGCAACGCGCAGGCGCTGATCAACTCCCCGGTCACCGGCTCCGCCTTCATCCAGGTCGAGAGCCTGCTCGCCACCACGTGGGAGGCCGACCACGCCCCGGCGATACAGACCGGTGTCCCGCTGGCAGGCGGCTCCGACGGCGTGGCGGCCGTCGACCTGGCCACGGCCACCCAGCGGCTGGAGGTCGTCGAGGACAACCTGGTGCTGAACGTGCCGGGCGTGACCGACTCCACCGTCCTCAACCCGATCATCGAGTGGGCCGAGGACCAGGGCACCGTCTTCGTCGTTGTGGACGGCCAGAAGCCCTCCAGCGCCGACAACGCACACTCCTACGCGCTGAGCCTCCAGGGAATGTCCACGGGCGGCTCCGCGATCCGCGCGTCGTCCTACGCGGCCATCTACGGCCCGTGGCTGATCGTCAACGACCCGGCGACGACCGCCTCCGGCTCGGCCCGCTTGCTGCCTCCGGGCGGCGCGGTCCTGGGCCAGTACAGCCGCACCGACGCCTCGCGCGGTGTGCAGAAGCCTCCGGCCGGTATCGACACCGTCCTGCGGGGCGTACTCGACGTGCAGTTCCGGTTCTCCAACGCGGACCAGGACGCGCTGAACGTCGCGGGCATCAACGTCATCAAGTCCCTGCCGGGCACCGGTTTCGTCATCTACGGCGCCCGCACTCTGAGCGTCGGCATGCCGGACCGGTACATCTCCGTGCGCCGGTCCCTGATGCTGGTCAAGAAGGGCATCCTCGACGCCACCCGCTTCGCGGTGTTCGAGCCCAACGACCAGATCCTGTGGGACCAGGTCAACGCCGTCATCTCGCAGTACCTGCTCACCCTGATGCAGACGGGCGTGCTGGCCGGAACCACTCCGGACCAGGCCTTCTTCGTGGTCTGCGACTCCACGAACAACACGGTCGCGTCGGTGGCGAACGGCGTCGTGAACATCTCTGTCGGTGTCGCTCTCCAGACCCCGGCCGAGTTCATCGTCATCGAGATCGGCCAGTACAGCGGCGGTTCCTCCGCCACTGACTCGACGGCCACTTCCTGAGAGGTAACCCACTGATGGCTACGACTACGTCCACCGTCGGACATATCGCTTCCGATCCCTTGCGGAATTTCAAGTTCCAGGTCCAGATCCAGCACCCGGGCATCAAGGGTTTCGCCCGAATGGGATTCATGTCCGTCTCGGGTCTGAACGTCACGACCGAGGTGATTCCGTACCGTGAGGGCGGAATGAACACTACGACCCAGAAGATGCCGGGGCAGAGCGACTTCGCCCCCATCACCCTTTCCAAGGGACTCGCTGTCGGCGACTCCCAGATGATGGACTGGATGCGGCAGTTGTTCACCGTCATCCAGGGCACCGGAAACGGAAAGGCCGGTGCGGAATTCCGGCACATGGTCGACATCAAGGTGCTCGACCACCCGGTCACTTCCGGCACCACTCCCGCCAAGGCCGCATTCCGCGTCTACAACGCGTGGCCCACGGCGGTCGCCTTCTCGGACCTGGACGCTGGCGCCAACGCGATCATCGTCCAGCAGATGACCCTCGCCCACGAGGGTTTCGAGTTCAAGTTGGCTAACAGTGTCGGCTCGTCTTCCGTTAGTTTCTAATAGCGGAATCGACCGACTCGACTAGGAGCAAAACCAGTGGCAAACGACCTTCATACCGAGGGGTTCTCCAACCCTCTCTCCAACCCTGGTCAGGCAAATGCTGCCATCGCTGCATTGCTCTCCCAGGGGGCCGAGGTCGCCAAGCCCGAGATCGCAGTCCCGGCAGGTGGCCAGTTCCGCCTGCCGGGCGGTTTCGTTTCGGGCAACGACTTCGCCAACGCCCGCTACGACGCCGAGGTACGTGAACTGAACGGTGGCGACGAGGAGGCCATCACCAAGGCCCGCAACGGCGGTATCGGCAAGTTCATCTCCACCCTCCTCGCCAGCGGCACCGTCTCCGTGGGAGACCAGAAGGCCAGCCCCGCCCTGCTCAGCAATCTCCTGCTCGGCGACCGCGACACGCTCCTGCTGGAGATCCGGCGAGCCACCTACGGCGACGAGATCGTCTGGGACCGCTACTCCTGCCCGCACTGCGGCGAGGAGTTCCGGCTGTCCGTCACCCTCGACGAGATCCCCGTACGGCGATTGGCCGACCCCGCCGACCGTGTCTTCGAAGTCGAACTCCGCAGGGGTCGAAAGGCCTACGTCCGGCTTCCCATCGGCGCCGACCAGGACGCCGTCCTCGCCGTCGTCGACCGCGCCACGGAATCCGAGCAGAACACGCTCCTGATTTCCCGCTGCCTCATTTCCGTAGTCGAGGCCGATGGCAGTGAAAACGCCGTCACGGGAAATCCCGACTTCGCCCGTGCTCTGGGCCTTCTCGACCGCAAGCGCATCCTCGATGCCATTGAGGAAAAGCAGCCGGGCCCTCAGTACAATGATGTCAAGTTCACGCACGACTCGTGCGGAAAGGAGGTCCCCCTCTTCATCAGTGCGGGGGACCTGTTTCAGGGCCTGTAACTACCACGACACGTACTTCGAATACGAGCAACTAGTCGAACTAAGTCCGGCGTGGAGCCTCAGCGAGATTCGCCGGTTGACCGTGCGCGAGCGTCTTCACTGGGTGAAG